TGTAGGCTCTGGTGTTGGTTCGTCTGTAGGCTCTGGTGTTGGTTCGTCTGTAGGCTCTGGTGTTGGTTCGTCTGTAGGCTCTGGTGTTGGTTCGTCTGTAGGCTCTGGTGTTGGTTCTGGTGTTGGCTGATTTGCTGCAGCGTTTGCTGCAGCTTGTGCAATTGCTGCGTTCAATTCTCTTTCAGACTGCTCAAAATAATAAGTCCATGCATCTTCAATAGCAGCATTTAAATCAATTATAGATTGATTATATGTGTTGATTCTATTATTCTTTAATTCTAAAGCAGATGTTAGGTTTTGTTGTGCGATTGTTAGGTTTTGGATTGCTGTTGTGAGGTTTGATGTGAGATTTTGTAAGACTTGTACTTCTTGATTGTAAACATTTAGTTTGTCATTATATACTGCTAATTTATTATTATAGATTGTTTGTGCTATAGCCTGTGCTTCAACAGCATCATTGTAAGCATTGATCTGTTCCTGTGTTGGTCCTGAGCCAGAAGAAAATGTATTAAGATCACAACTAAAGTTTTGTCCCCATACTCGTGGATCTCCAGCATAGTCGCATCCTGCTCCAGTCCAGCCTCCAGGAATTGCCCATCCAAGATGATAAGATCCTGGGCCTCCTCCGTTATACCACCAAATCTCTACACTCAATGTTTTGTCTTCGCTAACATCATATACTGGTGAATAGTCGCTCCAGGTAGTTCCTTGCTCTATCCATTGATCTATTGCAAGATTTCCGTCTACATACATTCTAAATCCATCATCTGTATATCCTGCAAAATATGTTGATGTGAACCAAGACGGTACTGTTATTTGACCAGTGAACTTAACTATAAAGTTTTCGTATCTGTTACCACAAACTGGTAGTTGCATGTGGCTTGAGTTCCAAGTGCCAGAACAAAGCACAGATCCTGGAGTAGCGACATTACCTTGTCTAACAAGAGTATAAACAGTGTATGCCAAACCTGTTCCCCCAGCACTCTGCATATTAGATTGTGTAGTTTGAACATTAATATTGGATATGCTGAGAGCATCCTGTGCATCGTTTCTTTCTTCAAGAGCATTGTCTTTATGTTCAAGGGCCAAGGCTACTGTGGCTGTCTGCCCATCCACATTTGACTGGGCAAGGTTCTTTGCTTCTAAGGCTGTGGCTTCTGCTTCTACTGCATCTTCGTGTGCATCATAGGCATCATCTTTAAGTTCCTTCGCATTTGTGGCTGAGGAAAGCTTATTTTCTGCTATGTCTATAAGATCTATAAAATCATCTTGATAAACTAAATTAGATACCTTACTATTAAGCTCTTCTATTTCTTGAGCCGCTAGGCTAAGTGGATCATCTCCGTGGGCAGGAGTAAGAAATACCCATCCAAACATTAAAATGGTGGCTAATGATAATCTCCATGCTTTAGTCCTAGTCAACTATAACTCCTAAATAAACAATTTGTTTACTTAGTTAATTATACCACTTTAACTATTTAGGATTATCTGTCTTATAAAATCCATTACCTTTAAATTGTATACCAAATGGTGTAAAATGTCTTATCATTTCAGAATCACATTCAACACATGTGTAACCTGGATCTGCATCCATGATTGATCTATTAACAGAGAGTATTGCATGTGCATCGTCTTCTGAGCATTTATATTCGTATATAGGCATTATTTTCTTCCCCACTTAACTTTATTCCACCCACGCTCATGGAAGTAATAAAGTATTGTTTTTGTAACTACCTCGAAGCTTGCGATTGCACCTGCCGTAACTGGTTCTTTGGTTATAAGCCAAGCAATAACAAATGTATCTGCTGTTCCAATTATACGCCATGTAATAGCCTTTAATGCTGATCTTTGTTTTGATACATTCATGCTGGCCACTCCATATTGTTAGGCCCTTTACTAATTGCACTCCAAATTTTAGATACCCATTTCTTTACGTTTTTGCGTAGCCGATATAGCATGAATGTCTGCCCCCAGATCTACTTGTTCAATCTTGTACCCTACATCTCTTCCGTATACAATATTAGTAATGTTAGGTAGTCTTAATACTAATGCGCCATCCATAAATTCATCCTTGGCAATATACTCTTTTACCTGATCAAATTTAAGTGGATCTTTTTCGCTTGTATTGTATGTGTTGCGTACTCCAAGAAGTACCTGATCTGTTCTCTTTCCCGCCTCTTTATATAGTGCGTGGTGTCCTTCATGCCACGGCTGGTATCGTCCAAGCATAAGAGTTGTTGGGGCTGACCAATCATGCAAGCTGAACTTTTGAATAATGTGAGATGCTTTAGCTTCAGCATTAAGGTTATGACTAATAAAAGAAACATCAAAGACTGTTGGTCGCTCAAATATTTTATTGGTATCCTCAAAACGACCCTCTGCCAAAGTATCCATGAACACAAGGATATCTGGTTTACCAAATGCTGCACGAGTTATTTCTGTTGGACATACAAAGTCTACAATTACTGGAGCAACGCCTTGCTTGTCAATTAGACGAGCCATTTCGCCCATGCGTCTTGCCTGCTCAATTCTATCTTCTGGCGTAAAACTTAAGTCAGAGTTTACAGTTGCTCTTACCTCATCTGCATTAAGATGAATTGCATTTATTCTTTCTTTAAGTGCTTTTGCTAATTCTGTTTTACCAGATCCTGGTAGTCCAATAATTTGAATAATCATATTAATCTTCCTGTTAGAGGGCAGTTTTTGGACGTACCCAGGTCTCGATGTTATTTAATTTTTAGAATTTTTGGCTGTTTTTCTTTTGGCAGATTTCTAACTACACGGATATTTAACATTCCGTCTTTTAGCTCTACACTAGAAACTTCCATGTATTCACTTAGTTCAAAGATCCTAGTAAACTTACGTGCAGCAATTCCCTTATGAACAACTTCTGCATCTGTTACTGATTTAGCGTCACCTGTAATCCAAAGACTTCCGTCTTCGATAGATACAGTTAGATCTTCTCTTGTGAATCCAGCAACTGCCAGTGTTAACTGATAGTTGTCTTCGTCTAGCTTTAGCAAATCATAGGGCGGAAATGCCGTATTGTTTACCTTACTGAGACTATTGAAACGCTCCAACTCTCTGTTGAAGCCAATAAAAAATGGATCCTTAAATAGATCCATAGCAAATTGTGTTACCATTTTATTCTCCTTTTAAGCAAGTAATTTAGTCGCCCCCATTTGGCAGGCGACTAAACAATTATACCATTTGTATTAGCTTCTACGCAACTACTTTTTTGCCTTAGCTCTTTTCTTGGCTAACGCTTCAAAATCTTTTACCTTAGTGTCTCCCATATATCCCCAGGCATATCCATCATCTATCATTTTTTGATTAATAGATACATCAGATCCATCTAAAAATACCCAGCCTAAAATTCTTCCATACTTTTCTGACGAGTCCATCTTCTCTGTTTTAATTACAACAGTCTTGGCAGCTTCAATTGCATTTTTTAAGTATGACTTAGACTCAAGGCCTAAAACTTTTTCCATCTTGTCTGTAGTTCTAGATTCTGGGGTATCTATCCCAGCTAATCTAACTCTAGAGCTAAAAGATATATCAAACCCAAGGTCGATATCGACATCTATAGTGTCTCCATCAACAACTTTACTTACCTTCTTAACGTAATACTCAAACATTTTACATCTCCTTATTTTTTTTATTTGTGCCCCTGGAAGGAATCGAACCTCCGACACGCAGGGTAGAAACCTGCTGCTCTATCCCCTGAGCTACAGGGGCATATTTAGTGGTACCTTCATGTCTACTCCCAAGAAATTTGAATACGAATACCTATATCCCTTGGTAACTTCTTTTACTCCATGCCTGCATATTTCTTCTGCACTATGCACAACTAAGTCTCCTGGCTTGGGAGAATAAGTTATATTTTGATTTGTATAGAATAGCTCCCCTCCAGACTCTACTTCATTAAAATACACAACCAATCCGTATCTTGAGTCCTCTATAACTTCATAAGGGTCTCCATCTTTTAGCAACTTAGACATTTCTCTTTTTTCAAGAAAGTCATGTGCATCTATGTGCTCTCCCCAAGAATGTCCCTCAGACAAAACATTTACAGTTAAACCATTTTTAGTTTTATATTCTTTTGAAAACATATCCCTAATTCTATTGACTAATAGACTAAGATCTTCTATCTCCTCAGTAATTCTATTTTCAAAGTGTGTGCCATCGAATATCTTATGATACTTTTTATTTTCCCTGAAAACATCGAATATGCCTACCATCTTTGAAACCTCTTCATCAGATAGAAAATTTTTATACACATAAATGTCTTCGCCTAGCTTAGTAAATCCTTTTTCTATAAAATATAGATCATTCATTATTGCCCCCTTGTGTGTGCCAGGTAGGACTTGAACCTACGATTACCGAATTATGAGTTCGGGGCTTTAACCAACTAAGCTACTGGCACCTAAGCTTAATTGTACTATATTACTGCTGACTGTCAATAGATAAACTTGTTATTTCTAAATTTCTTTTTATTTTTTTTAATCCAAATATAAAGTTTAGCTTTTTTTATTATGCATTTGATCATAGAATTCCTCCGCCCAATAGTTATGCCAAGCCTTGCCTCTATGTCCGTCTGTTTTATGCAACTGAGACCCTAGATCTTCTTTTGGGTTTATGTATTTATCCAAATACTTTGCAGTTGAATAGTCATTGGCTCTCATATTTAATGTAAAAAAATTTTTAAATGGTAATTTGACAAAAATATCTTCATCTTGATTACTCCATGTAGACCACACAATTTTAATTTTTAGAAGATCACAAATTTTTTCAAACATATTCATATGTATAACGTTAGAGCTAAATGAATTAACTAACCTCTCATGATTTTCTTCTCCATGCAAAAAAAATGATTTATGCTCTATGGTTTTATTATCAGCTGAATATAATAAATTCCTATCTGATCCAGGCGCCAAAAAATATATCTCGTCTGGGATGCCAAATAAATCTATGTAATTTAAAAATATTGAAATCTGTAAATATATACTAGAGCCACATTTAGCTATGTTAAAGTATCCACTTGTCTTTTCAGATAAAGATATCTTCTTGTATAGAATATATGCCCAAGTATCTTCAAGCCCATCGTTGCATCCTTGTGTTTCAGAACAACCCATAAAAAGTATATGCTTACCATTATGATTTTTTGTAAATTCATCGGATCTAAATAAATGACTATTAAATTCATATTGATATTTTTTTATATAGGCATTCCTGTCGTCCCAAATATCCCAGTGGTAATTTAATGGATTAAAAATAAGATTGTCTACTGCTAAAAAATTTTTTTCTATTATCTTATTTCTTTCATCGATGTATTGCGCTTCTTGCTTATCAGACCAAAATTTTTGAACCATATTGTAATTCCCACCCCTCTATATCCATTATATCATTTAGCAATGGCTGCCCTTTTATATTTAAGCTGGTATTAAGCAAAACTGGGCATCCTGTTTCCGAATACCATTTTTTTAATGTCATATGAAGTCCTGGATGCTGATCCCTACCAACTGTTTGAACTCTTGATGTGCCATCTTTATGTACTACAGATGGTATCTTGTCTGGCTGTATGCACTTTACAGTGTATTGCATATATGGAGACTTAAAGTCCATATCAAACCATTCAGATGCGAATTCTTCTAAAACTATGGGAGCAAACGGTCTAAATTGCTCTCTTTGCTTTATCAAATTAACCTTGTCTTTAATATCTGGATCTCTTGGATCCGCCAAAATACTTCTATTGCCCAGCGCTCTTGGCCCATACTCGGCACGTCCAGATGCAACTGCAACTATTTTATCTTTCTTTAATCCATCTATAATTTTATCAATTGGATATTCGTTGCCTAAATTATGCCCCAAGTAAGGTGATTCCCAATTTAAATGCTTTCCATACATTGCTGCAGCTGCACCTAATGAAGATCCTGCATCACCTGGATTTGGCATTATCCAAATATCTTTAAAAATTTTCCATAGTAATGTGTTGGCAGATGAGTTAAGGGCGCATCCACCCATAAAAACAAGATTATTCTTGCCAGTTATTTGCTTTGCCATACTCATAAACTCAATCAATCTTTGCTCGTATACAACTTGAACTGCTGCTGCTATATCAAACTTATCTTGATCATTGATTACAGGACCCCAGTCTGTTATACCTTGGTGAAAATTATATGACTGTTCGTAATACTTTGGGAAATATGAATCTATCTCCTTGTAGTATTTTTTCCAGTCACCATAAGCTGCCATACCCATCATAATATACTCTTCTTGATTTGGCATAAGACCTATCAATTTAGTAAATGCAGAGTAAAAAAGCCCAAAGCTCACTGGATAGTTTTGCTTAAACTTTAATTTAATTTTTTCGCCTTCTCCAACCCATATCGTGGAAGTGTTATATTCTCCTATAGCGTCTAGAACAACTATTGCGGCTTCTGTAAATTTGCTGGTATAGTAACCAGCGCAAGCGTGTGAGTAGTGATGCTTAAATAATTTTCTAGGAACACCATCTAAATTAAACCTTGGCTTCCAGTCTCCAGAACCACCTCTTAAAAATATTCTAGAGGCCTTTAGAAGCGGTTTTTCATAGTAGGCTATTGCATCAGGCAACCCATACGATAAAGCGTCTTCAATAAGCCCATCGTTTATATACCAATCATTTTTTTTCTTACTGTATCTTTCTGAATGCCCAGCAAACAATATCTCTCCGTTTTTAATTAAAGAAACTGAGGCATCATGAGATGTTTCATTTACTCCCAATATAATCATTAATATATAAACCTATTCCCCTTTTTTTTCTTAAATTTATTTAACAATCTATGTATGTGATACATTATCTTAATTTTCATTTTTGCTCCATGACTTAATTTGATTAAGAAATTTATCTGCATAGTGCATGTGTCTATGGCTACCAAAATGTGCATGCTCTATGCCATGCTCTAAATCAGAAGCATTATGAAAAAATAAATCGTCTTCATGCTCTGTGTGACAGATTTCAGAATATTCATCTTTCATTAACTCTAAATTATAATTCCATTTATCAGTTTCCATAGATATAAAATCTGGGTACGGATTCAATATTGTATTTATTAGGTTTTCCGTACTTACATCCCATGTGCTCCATACAAAATTAATTCCATTAGACTTACAGTACTGCGATAAAATATGTATGCTGTTAGAAGAATACATACTTGATATCTCTGATGTGATTATTTGCTCTAAATTTAATGGTCTTTTAAGATAGCGATTTCTATCCTGATATTCTTCTGGAGATATACTTTCTATATATAAAACGTGTGGTGGAGTAATTTCTGGGTTCTTTACCTTAAAAGCTTTTGAAGACATAAGGCTTTTATTATTAAAAGCCAAAAAACGATTAAAGTCTGGAAATAAAGCAATAATGTTTTTTGGATTTCCAAACTCATTTATATACTTAAATATTTTATTGACTTGACCAGTAATTGAATCCCCGCTGGCAGATATGTTGACGTATGAGGCCTTTAATTCTTTAATAATTAGCTCTGGCCATATTTTTTCTAATGGCAACCCAATGCCAAAAGTAATGGAGCATCCAGAAAAAATATAATCTGGATTGCTAATAAAGTCTGGCGACCTAAAGCTATGAGCATTAAATGAATGCACATTACCATGTATTATCTGGTCGTGTTTTTCATGTCTTATTGGCAATATGCTTGAATACAAATCTTCAAGCACAAATTTTTTAAAGCGTTGATCTGCTAATTCCGATGAAATTATTTTAATTATTGGGTAGTGATCATGTATTTTCAATTGTTATTCAGTTCCTAAGCTAAAAACAATCTCCTGAACATACTCTGAAAAATGCTTTCTAACACTTCCTGGTGGCCTTCCGCCATAATTATTCCAGATCCTCTTATATTCAATTACATTGTAGTATGTAGTTGGGCAAAGTGTGAGTCCGTTATAAGACTTAAGGGTTGTTGGCAATGGCACATGCTTGGTGCAGCACTTGCATTGTTTTGCTCTTTCTTGATATTCGCTCATATTATCTCCATGCTTTCTATAGATCTAGCTAAATTTTCTGGCATTCTTGGTGCACGAATCATATTTTGAACATATTCGACTTCGCCATCATTACCATTTGCAAAGTCATTGTCATAGCTCATTGACTCATAATCATGAATTTTTATTTCTTCATCTCTTTTTATTCTACTTCTGCTTATAGAATTATAAACGGCTCCACATACAGCATCAGCTAAATCTTTAGAGCCTTTTCTTGGGTGATCAACCTTATCTCTCATAATTCTAAGCTGAAGCAATTCATCAATTAATAACGGTATGTGTGGCCCAGATAATCTTTCTTCTAGGACAACCATAGCCATGTCGTCATAATGTTTTTTTGCAACTGAAAGTATCTCTGTATTAATTCCGTATGTTTTGAGCTGCTGCATCATATCGTGAGAGTTCCATCTATCGAATGTACACACCCTTATGTTAAACCCTCTAGTTTTTAAAGAAAGAATATAGTCCTTTACCTCTGTAAAGTCTACAGATTTATCTGGGGTAGGAGTCCAAAATCTAACGGCATCTATTTCTACAATAGGTGCTGGCTGATTATATGTGTCTGTTACCTTTATGTCTACCCATTTACTTACATGTCCCATCGCTACTGCACAATGGTCATGCTTCTGAGCTAAGTCTACATGAATAAAGTAATCTTTGCCTTCTTCTGGCTTAAACCATTCCTCAAGCCTTCCAAAATTATCTACTGCTAGGTTAGCTTTATTAAATGCCTTTTCAATTTTTTCTCTAGATTTAAAAAATGCATCTACAGCATCCGAAGGCATACATGCAAATCTTCCGAGTGCGTCCTGCGGATTTTTGTGAAATGCAACTGTAAAATCTGTTATTTTTTTTGTAGGATTAACTTCCCATGTTGGTCTTTTAAGTGCAAATACTCTTGGGTATACATAGGAAACTATATGGTCCTCTTCCCATGCGACCTCAAACTCATTTCCAGGAGTTCCATCTGGAAGATCTTTGTCTAACTTTAATAGCTCTGTTCTCATAACAGTTTCTTTTTCGGCTATAACCGATTCATAAAATTTTTGGATTGGATCATTTTTAAATCGGGGAAAAGATAGCAAAATTACCTTACCTACATCTGGGAAACGTGAATCAACAGATGCTCTATACATATCGTATATAGCATCTGCAGTCTTTGCTTGATCATGTCCGCTGGTATTTTCTGTTGCAAAACCAGAAATTTCATCTAAGATAACAACCAGTACGTTATAACCTTCCCAAGCCTCTCTTTCTGAGTGGCCAGAATGAACTGTAATTGATTTATCAAACTTAATTTCTGATGCTTTATCAGTATATTTACCAGCAAACCACGGAGAAACTTCAATTCTCATTTTAAAACCTTTAAAAAAAACATTGTTGGCCTGCTGAGAGTTGATAGCAATATTTAAAATATCTATCGCATCTCTTGGCGGTTTACCATAGTATGCTGCTGGATCTTTTAAGCATAACAAAAGATAAACTATATATGCAACTGCAATTGTTGAAGAGTAATCTTTACCAGATCCTTTCCCTAACTGTGCAATAACTTCAACACAGGTTTGTTTAAATAGTTTTTTGCCCAGCTCTTCGCCATAAAGTTTTATTAATGTAGACTCTTTATATATCTGAGAACTTCTTTCTATAAGAGTGTACTGGTTTTCAGATAGTGGAGGCAAGCCAAGATAGTCTGGGCTTGTTACAAAAGTTTGAAGGTCTACTGGACGCTCTTCAAACTCTTCCCCGTCTAGTATCTCTATTAGGTCTGAAAAATCAAACGACATCTGACTCTTCAATTATATTAATAGACTGGACAATACCAGTTATTTGAGATAATCTTTTTGCTACCTCTATCTTGCAGTGGTTGCATCCAGAAGTTACCTCTTTTAGTATACCAACAAGCATCTCTTGTTTTCTTTCTGTCTCAAGTATCTGAGAAGCTATCTCGCTATTTTCTAAAACCCCGATAGACTGAAGCATGGCAATTCTTTTTGTCTCTATGTCTGCTATAAGCTTTAGTGTTCCAGACTTAACATTAAGCTGACCTTGTGTGTCAGCATCTTCTACTGTTTTCCATGCTTCTTTAATTAGCATATCGTAATGTTGATCTGCCCCAAGCAACGCCTCTTTGGCTCTATCTCTAATATTTGTATCATTATGTACAATAGACTTCCACTCATCTACATACTCAAGGACTTCTTTTCTTGTGAACCCAGTTATGGTGGCTATTTGTGTAGCAGAATTTCCCTTTAGTAGTTCAGAAACTACCCTATTCATCTTGTCAAAGTGGACTGCTGGCTCTATTTCGCTCATAAAATAATTATACTTCTAGTCAACTAAAAAGTCAATTAGCGTTTTACTTTTAATTTAAATTTATCTACATACCTTTGGATAGTCATGTGAGAAACTGAGCACTCATTTGCTATATCCATTATTGTTTTCTTTTGAACTATATACCTATTATATAACCAATCTTTGTTTTGATATAACTTCATCTTTTTGTGAGTACCTGATTAGAGTAATGAGCTATTCCAAAAGCATCTGCCACATCGAAGTCTTCCAGGGATATTGAATATTTTTTATTAAAGTAATCCGCAGTTCTTTGCTTTCTCATATTCCTTAGCTGATTTTTGTACCATGAGTCTGCGTATCCTGGATTTGCTATCCTTATAGCCGACTTTTCTTCTTTGCTTGGATTCTTGTTCCCTATATAAGCTTGCCATGCAGTTGGGGATATAGTTATAACTTCAGCTCCAGTAGACATAAGTTCTGCGATAACAACGCCATAAACATAAGACAGTTTAATTACAGCATCTGCTGATCTGACAAGGACTGCTCCTTCTACTACTATGTAGTCTGCCTTAAGTTCATCTAACATTGCAGATGTTTTTACCTTAGCGTCATATATTTTTTCATAAATATTGTTTCCAACAATATTAAATTTACCCCATTTTAGTGGCACATTATTTTCCATCAAGCAGAAAGCAACAGAATTTGTAGATGCATCTATACCAAGCACCCTGCTAGCTTTTGTTTTTATAAGGCTAGCCAATGTCATCTATTATGCCCATCAAATCTTTTTTAAACTTAGAGTCCTTGGTTTTTATACATCTAGCGCAGTAAACCTGATCATTATATCTACTTAAAAGACTACTACAACCTTTGCATTTTCTAGGAGCTCCATTTTTAATTGCTTTTTTTTCATAATACTTTTCCATAATCCTTTTGTTAGTTGAAACTCTGCAGCATTCATCTGAACAATATTTTTGATTATGTGTCTTGGCAACAAAATCTTTATCGCATTCTGAATTTAAACACAGCATTATTTTACGACCTTCATTAAATCTATTGTTATGTTTCCAGGGTCTGACCCTTTTGCCCAGCATTCTTTTTTAACAGGGCAATAAGTACAGGGTAGCCTGTACTTAGTTGCACCTTCTGGTCTAGTCGGCAGAGATCCGTTTTGAAAATTATCCCAGACATCTCTCATCCATTGAAATGCATCCTCAATAATCTTTTTGTTTTTATCGTTCATAGAAATTGGTATTATCAATATTTCTTGTGTATTTTTATTTTCATACAAAAAGAAGCCTTCTTTAGCATTTTTTAACTTCATGTATGTCAATAGCTGTAGCATATGATTTGGCGAAGACTTCATTTCTGCTTGTCTTGTATCCCATACCTCTTGCTTAGCCGTTTTAATTTCGCCTATAACGGTTTCGCCATCATACTCCATGATTAAGTCTATAAAGCCACGAATTGGAGGATAATCATTGATTATTTCTTCTTCTTCTGACCGCCACTCTGGCATAGTCTTAATAAGATTTTGCAATCTCTCGTGAGCCTGGGTTCCCTGTGCCATATTGGCAACAGCAACAGCATCATTATCATCAATAAATATTGCACCAGTAAATGCCATGTACCAATATCTTGGGCATGTACCATGACCATAGCCAAGTAAGCTTGGGCTAAATGATTTTTTTTGCGTGTCTCCGTCTGGCCTTTTAGTATTTCTATAAGACTGATCCAAAAGAGAGGCAAACTTTTCTGGATCAAAGAAGTTGCCAGTATGTTTTTTAAATTTAAGGTTTCTTACTATCTCACGAGACAAAATTATCTCATTTCGATAATTTTAGTAGCAAAGAACGGTAGCCCATGCCTTGATGCGTTTGGATCTCTTTTTTCTCCATCAATGTGTACATCTTTTGCATAGAATCCCATTGCAGCTTCTGCAGCATAAATCTGCGTTCTTATTTCTAGCCATGCATCCACACCATACTTTTCTATACCATCAAACCAAGCTTGTCCGCCTCCGTGTTTCCAGGTAAGGAAATGTCTGATAAAGTATTTGCTTGCGTCGCCGCTTAGAGGAAGTGCTGCATGAAAAAATGGTTTAGCAGATGGGAATATAATAAGGTCTCCAGGAGAAGGCTTATAGTTTACAATAGTTGAATCAAACTCATTTAAAAACGACACTCCTCCACCTTCATAGTCATTATTTAAATAAATTGTAGATGTAAGGATAGCCTTTGGGCCTGGATGTATTATTTCTCCATTTGAATCTAAATGATATCCAATAGCATACTCCCTATTTGTATTTGACTTATGCTTAGCAATGTCGATTGCCGTACCTAACCATCCAGACTCTTTACTATAATTCATGACTGTTTTACAGTCTGCTCCCATATCAACAAGCTCAGCCCTATGATTTTTATAGTCCCAGTTATCTACTATGCCACCAAAAACTTCTTTCCAATGATCTTCATTTGGGCTTCTGTAAGATGAAACTTTTTCTTTAACTGTCCATTCAGGAATATAATCATCATAGGCATCGTTTATTATTGACTGTACTTCTCTGTAAATCTTTAATTCATTTTGATACTCTTCTGAATTAAATTCTTCAGAATTTGGCTCGAACATGCTGCTGCCCATTCTAGACTTTGTTCCAAAATCATACCAGTCTTCCCAGACTGAAATTACTCCGTCTTTTTCTTTAGACTCTGATTTCTTAATAACATCTAAAATTTCTTTATGATTAGCCAACGCATTTTTATAAACTACTACGAAAGGCATCAACACTAACTTTTCTATTTTGTCCAAGGTGTTCCTCCTATAAATTATATACTACTATTATACCAAATTTATTGGTATTCTGCTTTTCTTACTAGTTAAACCTTACCACATACTTAAGGGCATCTACAAGCTTATCTATAGACTCCTTTACAGAATAATATATATTCTTTTTATTATTATTTTCTGTGCCTGCTTTATCTTTAGCTATTGTAGAGTAAACAGATGCGAGTACTGCAAATTTTGTTGACATTGCTTGTAGCTCCATAATTAGATGAGGTGCTTTTGCAGATGGAACGTCAGGGTTCATCAAAAGCTTTACCACAATAGCAAGAGCCTTATCTAGGTGTTCGTCCTGCATGAATTCATGAAGGTCATTAAACTCTGTTATATCGCTTATTAGCTCTAAAGTATTTTTATCCTGCATTACTATTCTCCCAAAATTCTACCAGTTCCTCTAAAACTGACCACTCTATGATTCCAAGACGTACCTTTGAATCATTTCCTATGATTATTTTAAGCGCTGGGTGCATATCTCTATTTACCTTAAATGTGTCTGTGCATATCTTAGCCCAAACATCTTTATTTAAATTAAAAGATGACGAAGCTTCTTTGTAATCAACTAAAAATTGTTTCCATTGTGCGTCACCTTTTTGATAGTCGCCTCTACCAGAATTTTTTTGAGCCTTAGCCCCATCTCTTTTTACTTCTGATCTTTCTGACATCATCCCACCTTAATTTCATTAGAATGCCCATCTGGACATTCCCAAGAAAGCACCATAGACTCTGAATCCCAAAACGACTCTTTAGAATCTTTATCGCATTTGAAACATGGCTTAGAGCCAACTATTACCTCTAAATTATTTTTTTTAGACTGCTCTGGCTTATTAAAAAATTCATTAAGATTTGGCATTTATTTCCTGAATAAGCTTTCCAGATACTTCTGGATTTTCTCTAAGGTATGCAACTGCTTTTGCTCTACCCTGAAATCTTTCACCATTAATTGTATACCATGCTCCGCCCTTTTCTATTAGGCCATACATCTCTGCAACATCTAAAGTTTCTCCTATGCGATCAACGCCTAGGTTCTCTCCTTGGTAATAGAAGTCGTATTGTCCTGAAAGATTAGGGGGGCCGAGCTTGTTGTAATCAATAATCCAATTGACTGGCCTGCCAACTCTTTGTTCAATGATTTTGTCACCAACCGCAACACCAGCTTTAATAGCATTAGCTTCAGCTTCCGAAGACCATAACTTAATGACTGTGGAAGAGAAGAACTTAACTGCCATTCCTCCTGTCGGAATGTGGGAGGCATGCATAGATCCAAACTGATTTCTTTGCTGTGAGATGAGAACCAATAGTGTATTTTTGTTTGCATAGTTTAACATTTTGACTGCATGAGTCATATCCTTTGCTTCTGCTCCGATTTGCTTTGTGTCTTGCAAATCTTTCATTTCATTTCCGTCTTTTTCAAAATATATTCCAGGAAGTAAGGCTGAGATAGAATCTACAACAATAACATCCACTCCTGCTTCCATTAATTTAACGCCAACGTCTACCATATCATTAACAGTCTTAGCCTGAGAATAAATAAGAGAAGATGAATCTACTCCAAGCTGCTCTGCCCACTTCTGATCATAAGATGCTTCTGCATCAATCCAGGCACACGTCTTTCCTTCTTGTTGAGCCAATGCTATCATTTGTAGACAGAATGAAGATTTACCAGCAGACTTGTTTCCCCATACAAGGACCTGTCTACCGTACCCAAGACCACCTTTTAGTGCTACGTTTAGACCGATGCTTGGTGTCAATTGTTTGTGTACTTTTACATTTTGAGCCGATTGAACTCTTGCACGGGTCTTTGGGTCTAGCTTTGCCATTATATCTTCTAATGAAATAGTCATATTTAATCTTTCTTCTCTCTAATAGTATAGCATTAAAATAAAGCTTTGTGAATCCTTTTAATCTTTTATTTTTAACTTAAATGTGAATGATTGATTTTTTTCGTCATAATCAACTTGCAATTCTTTGTCTTCATTTTCTGCGTTTACTACTGTCATTATTGGAATAGATATCTCTCCTAGTGTTTCAAGTGCTGCTACAAGAATTCTTGAAACATTTAGCTGTGCAAATACATCTTCGATTTTTGCTTCTGTCATTTTATTTCCTTTACGTTTAACGTTCCATCATCTAATTTTGATAGAACCACCTTACATTTCATTCCCTCACGCATTTTTGCTAAGGTCATTTTATACATTGTTGGGAAAGCAATGGCTCTTGTTAAAGTTTTATTTTTATCTGATAGAACTATGTGGCTCATAGTCTTGCCAGCTTTTGTTGTATATGGAGTAAAGTTTACAACGATATACTCATCATCTTCTAAGTCATACTCTTTTCTATAAAGATAATCTACGAACATGTCATTTGAAGATGGGTCAATATCTGAAACCTTAATGTACCTAGCAATTCTATTATCTCCTACTAGGATAAAGTACATCTGGCCAACTTCAATTTGAGTCTGCTCATTGTGGAATAGACCAATAGATCCAGTCTCATCGACAATCTCTACTCGTGCCCATCCAGTACCACGCTTGATACCCTTTACCATTCCAAACATAACAAATGAACCAAGGTCGTCAAACTCTTCAATCGGTCTAGCCTGAGCCTTTACTCTTGGTGGGATCCCCTCTAAGTTAAATGTAGGTATGCCCAGATACTCATAGTAGTTATCTTTTTCATTTCCGTTTCTTAAGTTATCTTTAAATGCTGCTGCTCCAATTGCATTTAGTGAACTTATTGCTCTGCTATTTATACCACTGCCTTTAGCAGAAGCAATTGAAATAAAGTGTTCATAGCTCTTATAAGGCCTATGATCAATAATCTTATTTGAAATATTATCTGATATAAATTTAACTTCAGAAAGCCCAAAGCGTATAGCGTTGTCTTGAAGAGAAAAATAAAGCTCTGATTCATTGATGTGCGGCAATAAAACTTTTAATCCAAGTCTCTTCGACTCAATTAAATATTCCGTCCTAGCATCCTTATCGTTTTCGTTTTTAAGAATCGAAAACATAAACTCAAGTGGGTAATAAAACTTAAGCCAAGCAGTATAATAACTAAGCATAGAGTAAGCAACAGCATGGGAACGGTTAAAAGAATAACCAGCATGCGCTTCAAAATCGTGCCATAGCGCTTCTGCTTTTTTCTTAGTAATATGCTCTGAAGCCCCAGTAACAAACCTATCTTTGAACTGGTCAAACTCTTTTGCATCTTTCTTCTTTCCAATAATCTTGCGGACCTTATCAGCCTCTGCCCAAGTCATTCCACCCAAGTGTACGCATGCCTGCATAACTTGCTCTTGATATATAATAACACCATAAGTATTCTCGGTAAAAGGCTTCATGATTGTGTGCATATAATCTACTGCTTCATTGCCTTGCTTACGCTTGATATAGGCAGCCCCTACAGTATTCATGGCACCTGGCCTTACTAGTGCATTAGATGCAACTAGATCTTCAAACTTGTCTGTTCCCATCTTAATAAGAAGGTTAGTGTATGGCGTTGCTTCAGCTTGAAATACTCCCTTAGTAAAGCCTTCGCTAAGCATCTTGTAAACCTCTGGATCATCAAGAGTTAAATCAGACAGCACTATATCCTTGCCAGTTCTAGATTTTATTGATTTAAGTGTATCTGAAATAACGGATAGAGTTTTTAGTCCCAACGCATCTAGTTTGATAAGACCAATATCTGCAACAGTATCCATATCATAGGCAACTACAGGAATTCTTCCTGAAACTTTATCCTGTGCATCTTCTCTTGATTCAACGGGAGCAAACTTTCTAAGGTCATCTTTAGCTACAACAACTCCAGCTGCATGCACTCCAACAGATCTGATTCTTCCACGCAATCTATCTGCAAGCCAAACAACTTCTGGGTACTTGGCTCTAAACTCTTTTGTGTTTGGTGAAGAAACAAAGTCTTCAAAGGTGTCAATTGATTTCATTGCACGATTAACTTCTTGCAGTGGAACCATAAAAATTCGTGCTGCATCTCGGATTACACCTTTATCTTTAAAATAAGTGTAAGTTGAAATAGAAGCAACGTGTTTAAATTTTTTCTTAAGGTATTCCTTTACCTCTTTACGACGACGATCTTCAAAGTCTGTATCGATATCTGGAAAGTCGTTGCGCTCTGGGTTAATAAATCTAAAAAACAAAAGGTCGTATTTAATTGGATCTACATCAGTGATGCCTAATGCATAACAAACTAAAGAACCTGCGGCAGAGCCACGACCTGGACCAACACGAATATTATTTGTTTTGGCCCAATCAATCATGTCTGCAATCACTAAAAAGTACGATGCAAAACTTTTAGAAGCAATAACCGAAAGCTCTTCTTCTACTCTGTCGATATAAGTCTGATTGTTTGAGAATCCAAGTCTATCTATTCCAGCATACGCCATCTCACGAAGCTTGTCATCCGCATCTGTTTTTGGAACTGGAAGCAGATCAAGTCCTTGATGGAAGTCGTAGTCTTCAATCTTATCTGCAATCTCCATTGTGTTTTCATATATGTCTGTGCGAGAAATTCCAGCAGCATTAAAGTCTGCTTCAATCTCTTCTCTAGACTGAATGAAAAGGTTGTAGTCCTGAAAAGAAATTCTGCGGTCTGGATATAGATAATTAAATCTTTCCATCATGTCTTTAATGTTACGAGACATTTCAAAGTCTGATTCCTTATCAATCTTTGGAGATGTAGAAAGGATAAGTAGCGCTTCTTCTAACACCCTATCTTCTTTTTTAGCAAAGTGGGCATCTCCTGTTGCCACCGCCTTAATTTTTAATTCATCTGCCAACTCTAAGAGCTTGGCGTTTATTTCTGACGGGTTGTGAGATTGAACCTCAATATAAAAATCTTCATTAAAAGTTTGTTTAAAATCTTTGAGTACAAGTTTTGCTTCTGAGAATTCTCCACGCTCAATAGCTTTGCTAATAAGGCCGTTGAGGCATCCAGACAAAACGATAACACCTTCAGCATATTCTTTTAAAACCTCTCTGTCGATACGTGGCTTGTGATAAAATCCTTCATTCCAAGCAAGCTCCTGAAGAATATTAATATTCTCCAACCCCTTTTTATTTTTCGCTAGCAAAATAATATGGTTATAGGCTTGGATAGATTTATCTGTTTTTGAAGATCTATCAAACCTATCGGTTGGAGAAATGTACGCCTCAACACCAAGAATCGGCTTAATGCCAATTTCCTTTGCGGCAATCTGCATATCTCTGTGTGACGAGAGAGTACCATGGTCTGTGATTGCAATCGCAGTCTGCCCAGCATCTAACGCTGCTTGACATAATTCTTTAGGTGAATTTAGTCCATCCATTAATGAATAATAGGAGTGAACATGTAGGTGTGTAAAACTCATTAGTATCCGCCACAACATTCATTTCTAGTATGATAAAGTCTAATCTTTGTCAATGTTTTTTTATTTGGTGCGTAAAGATCTTCTTTGCAACAACCACATTTCATATGCCATTCTTTAGCAAAGAAATCGTAGACAGCGCCTACATAATTTTTGTACTTGTTATATACAAAAGTTTCAAACGGGTCTGGTATTTCGTAAGAAATCATATTGCTATTTTACTAAATAATGCAGGGGCAGTCAATAGACTACCCCTGACAATAAATAGTTACCAGACTAGGCTGCTGTCTGAATCTGAAGTAGACGAAGATTCTTGGCTTCCGCTTTCTCCGTTAAAAAACGCTTCTTGTTCAGTGTATGGCAGGTCGCGGATTGCAGTTGTTTCTAGATCATACAACTCAAGTGCTGACGAGTCAAATGGTGTTTCATCCTTAGCTAAAGGGATGATCGTGTAGCTTGTGTCTGTCTTAGTTCCAGTGCGCTTAATGCGCCACATAAGATTTGTAATTGAGCCCATTTCTCCAGCGTACTCAATTAGAGTTGGAGTAATAGTTTTTCCACTTGAACCTTGAGAAAGAATAGCTACGTAAGGCTCTTCTTTTCCGTCATCGATTAAAACATTCATGTAAAGTCGTGAACGGCCCTTCCAGCCCGCCTTATAATCTTTGCGGTGTTGTTCGCAACCGTAGCATTTGCCTTGATCTTCCATTGAGCAAAGTGCCTTGCGCTTGTAATCTTTAGGGTTAGTGTGCTCTACGGCAATAAATCCCAAACCTTTTGACTCGTCATATGTAGGTGAGTCTGGGTCAAGCTCTTGCAAGAAACGAACCTTTACGCTCTCTGCATCTTCTAGCTTTGCCCAACGTGCTTTTGTTCCATCGCTTTCGCTATACGAAGGCTTATCCATTACTTGATTTAATCCTTTTAGTCCTTTTACAATACCCACTTGTATCCTCTTTTCTTATAGTTGATGGTATAGATCCATCTGTCTGTTTAGTATATCATATCCAAGAACGATATTCAATATCTGATACTGAATTTTTTACGCATGCTTTTATTTCTTCTTCAGTTAAATCGCCAGCATCTTTGGCTTTATTAGGATAAATTTCTTTATACCCAAATGAGGCCCAAGAAATATCTTTATTACGTAACTTGGATGAGATAGAACTTCCTAGTTCTCTTCCAGCCTCATCTGCATCTGTCATTATAATTATCTTGTTAAAGTATCTATTTAACAAAGACTGCTGTTCATTTGAGAGAAACCCTCCTAGCGTAGCAACAACGTTAGGAAATCCAGCCTGATGAATTCTTATTGCATCAAAATTAGATTCACATACTATTACCTGCTGGCCAATTTTTTTAGCCCTATGAATATTAAAAAGTGTTTTGCTCTTTGGCAAGTTAGTACTATTTTTAAAAGTCTTTCCCTCAATAGATCTTCCAACTATACCAATAGGGATTGCATCTGGGCTATGAACAGGAGTGACTACCATATTCATTGATGAAGAATATCCAAGATTAAAATGTTTCATAGAGTCTATGTTAATTCCTCTAGACTCAAGGTAGCTTCTAGCAATAGAACTGGATCCGAGATCTGAGTGAAGTCTATCTAGTGTCTCTTGAGAAAATTCTTGAAACACTGGCTTGTCAGAAAGTATATCTTCCATCATCTCGTCAAAATTATTAAGTGCTTCTGTTTCTTTATTTGCAATTAACCTTAGTGATTGAAAATCATTCTTGTGCATAGTTCTTTTAATTAATTCAATTAGTGTTCCAGTTTCTCCGCATGCTGGATTAAAGCAAATAAAGGCGCCAGATGTTTGACTTACGCTAAAACTAGATGTATGCCTATTGGAATGAAATGGGCAGTAGCATAGGAAGTCATTACCTGTCTCACCAACAATGTTCAATCCAATTTCTTTTAGGATTGATTTGATGTGACTTGGGGCATATTCCGTGGAATCAACTTGCTTTGAGTTATACCCTCTGATTGCCATGCCTTCCTCTTTCCTACATATACACCATGAAGTGTCATTAAGAATCTCCATGTCTCGCCAGTGAACTCAATTGAAAATGCTGTATCGATATCTAAAACTCTTACATATCCTTTGCCACGCATGTCCTGCACTAACAGGTTTTCATACTGCGGCTTCAAACTTATAAGCTGTGCATTATCATAAAACTCTACTTCTATTTGAAATCTTTTAATTCTTTTGTGCGTCATTTTCAAATGGATTTTCGTAAATCTCTTTCACGATACCTCTGTTGATATCCCAATCTAAGAATACTCCGAAGTCATGACCATGTCTATTCTTTCTAGATACGATCTCAATCATATCTGTTCCCTTATACTTATGAATAGCCATAGCCATATCAGCATCATATTCAATTGCTTTTGACCATGCAACCTGACTCATCATTGGTGGGTTATCCTGATCTGTAATATCATCTGCAGTTGCAGCAGTAATATCAATAATAGGAATATTATTTCTGACCGCCAAGTTTTTAAACTCACGAGAGATATTCATATTACGCTCAGTAGGAGCTTTTGAATTATTATTGTCTGTAAACAACTGGTGATAATCTAAGATAACAATGTCTGGCTTATGCTGATCAATCTTTGCCTGAATAGCATTGGGAGTTACATTACCAGAGCCTTCATTAGAAACTAGAATAAACTTGTTCTTGTCCGCAAACTTTTTGCCAGACCAACTTCTGAAATCATCAATGTTAATATCTCCCTTTGCAAAGTCACTGGCTTTAAATAAACCAGACCCAAGCATAGTATAAATTCTGTCACGCATATTTTCTGGTGTCATTTCAAGAGAGACAATCATGGGCTTAAATCCCTGCTCCCAGGCCTTACAGGCTAGGTAAGAGGTGAACCATGTCTTACCCTTTCCTGGCCAGCCAATAGCGACTATAAGGTGCCCTGGAGCCATTCCAGTGGGGTATGCAAGGTCGATTGACTGAAAGCCAGTCTTAATCCCTGGAGATCCCCCCATCTCGGCTGTACGGGCCTTCAGGGCCTCTAAATGCTTAATTGCGTTATCAGCATCTGTCACATCTAAGTCACGGACATTATTAGTATATTTATTTAAGCTAGCAAGCTGTGACTGCAATTCGTTAATAACTCTGGAAGCAACATCTTCTTTTAGCATTGATCCACCACGAATTAAAATGCTCTTTAGCTTGCTAGATAAAAATTCATTCTTAAGATTATCTAAATAGTAGGCAGTTTCAGCTGTTACATTTAGGTCTGGCTCGAAGTCTTTGAACTTCTCTTGCAGTATTCCTACTTCTGGAATACCCTTAAATTTGCTGTAATATGACTTTAAGCCTTCCCAAACATCTCCGTGTGAAGTAAATAGCTCATCTACATTTTCAGCCATAACAACGCTGATGTCTTTATTCTTACAGATAGCAGAAATTAATGTTGCTTCGGTATTCATAGTCCGCCTTCCTCCACCATTTTCTTGGTATTCTCTCTCAATAAACGACGTGTCTCGATATCTTTTTGCAATTCAATTCTGGTCTGTTCCATTTTGTCAAAGTTATAATAGAAGAACTGCAATGGGTGACCAAACTTTTCTAAAGAAAAATAATAGTTCATTAGATCAATTGCCTTATCCATTCCAACGCTATCTATGACATCTTGCATGGCCCACTTTTCTCTAAACTTATTTATGGTTGCAGGCTTCTTATACTTTTCAGTGTAAAGGTTTTGGTAAAGACTCATCAAAACATATGGCTCTTTATTATTTGCCATTCTTAAGCTCTTCTTCTACCTCAGCAGTTTTTTGAATTAACTTTCCCTCAACAAATGCGTAAACTCTTTCTGTGGCAGCATCGACTGTCTCTCCCTGCCTAACATCATCTTCAACCCCTACGCCAATTTTAATGCTCTCGTAGTTACCTAGATTTCTGGTAAAAGAAAGATCCACCTTGACTCTTGTTGTCATTTGTTGTGCTCCTTAATATGTCTATTCAATGTAAAGTGTGCAAAACCAGATCTTACCTCTATGTCTTTTTTACATATAGGACAAAAAATAGTTCTGTTGCTTGCCATTAATCCGCCTTCCAAACTGGTACGAACCCGCTACTTGTCTTAGTATACAATACAAAGCTGTGTTTGAGAAGAGCCAATAATTCTGCCTTTGATGGCATATTATTAGAATGGCCAGAATCTAAAATATATTGATGTAAATCTAATATATCTTCTTCGCTAAACATATACTTAGACCAGCCTTCTTTAGAAAGTCTTCCTATTGGATATATCTTTTGAGGTGTCTTAATCTTTTCCTCTAGTATATAATCCTGTATTGTCACTCTGTGCTTATTCAACATCTCTGCAACTTGCACAACGCTGTATGCGTTGCCCATATGTTTATTGACTTCTGAGTAAGGATACAGAACCCTTTTTGCATCTGGATAGCACCAAGCAATTACTTGGTCTTTGGCTCTTGATGAGCTAATGACCTTATGTATTTTCCCGTTTAAGAAGAAATACCGTATCGCTTTAATTGATCTTCCTCTATCTTTTCCAGCCATTTGCCCAACTTGTTTGTATTTTTATTCATCATCCAGCGCTTGCCGCACATGATGCAAAACAATTCCATATGTAGCTTCTGAGAAAACACTCTATCTACAAATACTCTTCCATTACATTTATTACATGTTATCATACTTGGAAAAACTTTCCATCCACAACGCATGAGTAATCTGGTGAAACATGTATCATTTGAATATGGGGATAATCATTTACGATGTGTGCTACCGCAAACCCCTTTTGCCAGTCGTGATGTTGAGTGTACTTCATTCCTGGACCTTTTTCATCACACATGTGACCAATCTCATATCCTCTAAGAGTTTCTCCTGCACCATTATTTCTCAATTCATATGTAACCATATGTGAAGCAATTCTGTGCGAGTGACCTCTAATCAAAGATACCTGCATATCTTCCATGTCTTTTCTTGCAGACCCAGTTGCTGCAATTGAAAGACCATGATGAACGTGAATATCTCCGAAGCGGCGTTTAGGAAGCTCGTCATAATAAATGTATTCATATCCAAGTGAGTCTAGAGACCACAAAGCCTCTGGAGTTACTTCATTAATATAATCTGGAAGCTTGGCATCAACATAATTGAAGATACGTATATCGTGATTACCTAAAGCAGAAAATAGCTGTGCATTAGGAAGCATCTCTCTAGTCTTTGCATAGAAATCTCTTGCACCCTTTGCTTCATGTCGCATCATTGGAACGATTAAGTCCCTGCTATCATTTTTGTGAAGCTGCATAAATTCTGCTGAGCGGCCTTCTGTATACTTGCTATAACATGCCTGATCATCTGTATCACCAAGGTAGTCAACGACATCTGGCTTAAACCATTTCATTACCTTAAACCAAAGCTCAATCATTTTGTCATCTTGATAAGGGAATTGCTGATCCGAAGATAGCATCCACTTTAAATCATTTGTCATTGTTTACCCTAATGTTAGCAGGCCATGAATATTCATGGCCTGAAGCGCTACATCAAATTGTAGCATTATGTGTTATATTGTCAATACTTATTGTATTAGTGATGTACCGCCGCCGCCGCCTTTATAGACTGCAGAGGATTGAGTTTCTGATGGGCTAACGGCAATCCACTGAACATACACATTGCCATTTCTTGTTGCACCTATATTTTGCATTCTTACAGTAAACTCTGTTGCAGATGCGCTTGTTACAATTGGCAGATATTTTTGAGTTGTAAAATTTTCTCCACTTGTCTGCCATATTGTGCATACTATGTTAGGTCTTACGGCAAAAGTCTTGTTGAATTTAATAGTAGCTTTGCCACTATTATCCATCTTGCATTCAACTGATGGTCTGCCAGAATCAATTACCTGAGTACTAGGAGTATTTGCATCTCCACTAGTAGTCTTTACCATGCTGTTAAGTAGGTTAATGTTTGTAACTATGTTACCCAAAAGCTCGGATGTGATTGGATCACCTTCGTTAACCAGCATTTGTTTAAAATCTGCCATTTTACTTCTCCTCTGACTCCTCAGTCATTTGTTCTTTTTGAAGCTGTGTTATTTCTGCACGAAGAATTGCAATATGCGTCTCATATTGTGAGACTAGGTCTCCAATTCTTTGCTGTAGTGCTGCTATTACTAATTCTGCTTTTTCCATTATATTCCTTTTCTACTCATAATAAGGATACCATTATACTTCAAGTGCGTCAAGTCTTTGGATTAGAAGATCTATCTGACGACTCTGTTTTTGTATCAGCGCCAACATACCTGGTACTATCATATTGGTATTCCATCTTTCTGGAAGACCATCATCGTTGTAGTCTACGGCTGATGGATAGACTAATTCAACTTCTTCTGCTATAAATCCAGGTATTAAAGCACCAAATCTTTGGTCAGATTCTGAAAGATGATCGGAATTATATTTAAATGCTCTTACTGGAATATCTAATAAGTTTTCTGGTTTAAGCAAATCTACAGAATCTATATCAACAATGTCAGTCTTGTATCTTCTACTTGAAGATGTATTTACTCTTAAAAATCCACTTGATTGAGTTATAAAGTTTGAAGTAGATGCTGTTCCTAATGCATTGGCATATATGTTTCCACCAGGCAATAACTTTATTTTTACAGTTGTTCCGTTATCATCATTATTTGATCCATCATGACCAACCATTAAGTTTCCACTAATTCTTACGTCATTCCATCTAAATGATCGTGTTCCCAAATCAATGTTTGGGGTTCCTGGCATGTAAGGATAGCAGTGTGTAGTCCATCCACCAACAGATGTGTTTTTAAATCCAATGGCTCCTACAGATATTCCTCCAGTAGACACACCACCTAGCGTTGATCCAGTCTCAAAAAAGTTAGAGGTATTGTCTGTTCCGAAAGTAACCTTACCAATTGTTCCAGTAGCTGCAGAAAGATTTCCAGAAAAAGAGGCACTACCAGATGAAGAAATTGCAAAAGTTGTTTTTGTGCCATCATATGCTGTAAGTCCTGCTGAATTTAATACAACATATGACCCACTGGATGGTATTGATCCTTGAGACGTATTGATAGTAAAATTGCCTGGTGTTATTACTATACCATTAGATGTTATATTTGTGATTTGATTGTTAGCAGTTGCAATTGCAAAGCCGCCAGCCTCTAGCTTTGTATCTAAAGCTACTTTGGTGGCATAAGTTGTATCTGTTCTTTGTGTCCATGATGACCCAGTCCAAGTTTTAAGGGCATTCCCAGCATTAGTCTGTATCCATATATCTCCAACTTTTGTGGCAGTAGGCTGACCATCCTGAACAAAGATAGCATTCTTTGTACCAATAGCAGTATTTAGTGTTGTGTATCCACCTTCAACAGTTATAAGTCTGCTGTTGATTCCTGCTGTTACCGCTGTTGTAGTATATCCATCAATCGTTGATCCAGCGCCCAATCCAATCACTGCATTTGTTGCGTATAATGTACCGTCTGCTCCTACTCTAAATTTAGCATTAGCATCTGGAGTATTGTTTCCAGCCCACATAACGAAGCTTCCAGAAGACTTTAAATAAACACTTTGAGCTGCTGTTGATCCAACTTGAATTTGTCCAGCACTATCTAGGATTATATTGTTTTTAGATAAGGTTGTATTTGTTATATTCCAGCTACCTATGCTTCCTGCATTTGCTGTAATTGTTCCATTTGCTGCAGACAAAGTCACTGAGTTGCTGCCATTTGCAACTTTAAGACCAGTTGAGTTTAGTGCAAATCCGTTGCCAGTTAGATTACCAGTGGCCGCATCAATTGTTCCGCTATATATTGCTGAGCCTTTTCCTCCACTTGGATTAGACATAAATATGTTTCCGCTAAATGTTCCGCCTTTTGCATTAATATCTCCATCTATAGTTAGCTTAGCCCCGTCCCACAAAAGATAATTTGAAGTTGGTCCACCAACTTTAAATAAAGCAGATTGGTTAGAGTCTATGTGCCAGTAGTTACTTGCATTAAATAATAGTCCTCGTTTGCCAGTTTCTATTCCATATCCAAATTTAAAGGCAGTTGAATCTGCATCGCCAGCATTTGCCTTTGCTCTAAAAAATCCACTGACATCTACTGTGCTTGCAATATAAGGGGTTCCACCAACAGTAACATTTGTTCCAGCAACATAGCTAGACGATGTGTTGTTGTATTCATCATATGTTGCAACTGCTATTTCATAAACCAAACCTGCACCTAATCCCGCAAGCCTGTATGAAGTTCCAGTTCCAGGAGAGTCCGCATATGAGTAGCTTGACTCTGGAGTAGTTATTGGCCTAAATCTTATTCTATATCCACGGATTCCACCTCCAGTAACTGCTGGCCATGATATGTTTGCGTATCCGTTAAACCCTACAATTCCTGTGGTGTCTAGTCCGCCAGATGTGTTTACAGAATCAACGTTTCCTGGACCAGTTACATCTACTACAATTGGGTCAGTTGCCTTAAATGGACCAGATATTACACTTTTTTTATGAAAATCTTGATCTCTAGTATCTACACGTATCCATCTATTATTTGTATCAGACACCAAGATTGTTGCAGAGTTTCCAGTACCATTCCAAACTAAATACTCTTCTCCCGCAAAAGCTCCAGTTAGGCTTTCATAAATTTGTGCATCTATAAACCACTTGTTCTCTGGTAAATTTTTGTCTATCAGATCCCACTTAACTCCATATGAAAGCAATCCAGGAGTTACGACTAAATTTGTAACTGGCCTAGTTAAATCTGGGGTGTCTAGCGTAAAAGTAAAGTTTGGAGAGCGAGGACCTACTAATGTTTCTGAAGGATTTTCTGGGTCTTCATATAGATAGGCAAAAGCAAATTGATACTTACCTCCTTGTACAACATTGAGTCTCAATCTTTGTACAGTAAAAGATCCTGGAGTTTTTTTGCTTGCATTCGCAGCAGCCTCAGTTGCTGTTGGCTCTTGGTCTGGTGGGATAACTTCTCCTCCACCGTCTATAACCTGAATCCATCTGAATGACATTATAAGAATCCTAAATTAATTTTATATTCTATGTCCATTTCTACGCCAAGTACTTTTACTATAGGTGTAGACAAAACAGATCTACTTATGAGACCATACTGTGGATTGTATCTGTCATCATCATTAAGTCTTAATCCATCTAAAAGCACTGTTGTAGACAGAGATGGTTTAGCTTTTGCTCCGACCTCTATTTTTGTTATTTTGGAAAAGTCGGTATCTCCTGATGACGTAAATGATGAATTAAAAAGATTGGACAGCTTATTAGTTAACACTTTATGACCAATAGATGTACCTCCAAAAAATCTAACTTCTTTGTAGTTAGAGGCTGAACTATAAAATCTTGCATAAACATAGTCTAAGTTTAAATCAGATTGATAAAATGCAAAGCTTATGCTGTCCTCTACACCATACCCAGAAATATCAAATATAGTTTCTAAGCTATATGATTTAGAGCCACCATTTACAGCAGATATAGAAAAAAATGAAGATCCTATTTTTGGAGATGGGGAAAAAGCTTTTTCTGGCTGATTACCATTACTGTCTAGCCAAAATGAAGTGTCTTCAAATGAAGATACATATTTCGAAGAGTAGTCAGTATTTTGAGCAAAGGCTGTTGGGAAAATTCCAATCTCTGAAATAATTCCTTCCACATCCGTTGGGAGTATAGCTTTATATACTACAGCATAAGTTGTTTGTCCAGTAGAAGTATTTGTCTGAATGTCTATGCTTCCTAAGCTTACTCCAGATCTGTAAAATTCAAACTGTAAGTCTGTGTCATTGACGGTTGGCGCTAATGAGCCTATACCTACTGCAATATCTTTGCTATTGAAGTTAAGACCATTTGCTAGATAAGAGGTAATAAACCTTTTACCAAATTTTGTTATCATATTATTATAGCTCCTTTTACTATGTCGCCTACGCTGTTTTTTACTTCAAAGGTAACTTTTAATAACCTGTTATTATTTGAGTCGTAGTATATTTCTGGATCAGTAATTACTTCTCCAGAAGAATATCTTTTACCTGTTGCTCCTATCAAAACTATATCTTCTAGGTTGGGTGCAATTGCTGGCTCTGGTGGAGGATTCGGTGGCTCAAACGGATCTTCTTCTCCATCTCCTGGGAGCATAGGAAGGGTTACTCGATTAGTGTATAAATTAACAACATCATATTGATCTGTTTTTAATACACCAATTAAAGGAGAGTCTAAGGGAAGCTGAACCTTAATTCCACCCGCTATTTGAGATTTTCCTATTTTAGGATTTTTTCTAGCCATATAAAGATTCTACCATTTCATTAAACATAAATCGACCTGCAGGTTATTCTTGTGGCTGGATCAGAGCTATAAGACTGGTCTATATCTAATACTATATATTTGCCTGCCGTCTTACCTGCATCTTCTGTAGAATACACTAAATTGCCTGGATAAGATATCTCTACAACATCTCCTATTTCGATAATGGGATTTGGGAAAATATCAAGGGTTAGAACAGTCTGTTGTTTTGACCATTGAGTTCTCATCCATTCAGATAATTTTTTTGCCTCTTCTTCTCTTTGTATCCAAGTTGATTCAAATGCTACTTGCTCTTCATTTTTTGTTGAAGACAGTGCTGGGTCTAAGTACTCAAAAGGGTCTAGAGTAGTTATTGTTTCGCCAACAACAATAAAACTTTTTTCTCCACCGTCTGCTATATCAACAAATGCACCAGTGTTGTTTAGTATATAGGCATCAATCCCAAAAGAATTCATATCGTAACCTAATAGTGATACGTTAGGGTTTAAAATTATTTGGGGATACTTAACAATGCCAGGTCTTGTTGAGTATTTAGTAGAGATTTTTTTTATTTCTCTTGCAACTGGACCAAACTCTTTTATCCATGGAGCTTTGGTATCTGAATTAGATCCAGTAAAAACAAAATCTCCAAATAGGTTTTGCAAAGAGTTTGAAGATGAAATATACGAGCCATAATTATCATATGATGTATTTGAGTCAAACTCATCTTTAGTTAAAGCAGAAGCATATGCATAATCAAAGGCGGACTCTCCTTCAATTCCAATTAAAGAAATGTTATTGCTTATTGCTACAGGGTCGGTATCTGTTATTATGATAGTCTGATTGTTAAATTTAATTTTAAACTTTAAAGAGCCAGCTGTTTCTCTAGAAACTCTAACATCTATTCTATAAAATTTGCCTCCAGAAACTCCAGTAATCGAATTGTCTTCAGCTGTTTGTGAATCTTTAAGCGGTGTTTGTTTTCCATTGACTATTTTAAACATCTGAACATCTCTATGATTAATTCCCTTATTAGCTACATTTTGAGATGTTGACATTCTTAATACATAGCCATTGAGGCTAGAAGAAGAAAGTCCTATTCCTAAGCCAGCTGAAACTGCTTGCTCTCCAGTCACTCTTCCAAATTTATCTTTAATAAATTTAAAAAACAATGCTGTTCCAACAGAGAAATATTTTTCTGTAGAAAGATTTACAGTTGATGCAGTTGGAGTAATTGATGCAGCATAGTATTCTGGAGATTTTGGAGGTGGGACAATTGTAAGAAGTGATCTTGATACTTCTATATTTTCACCGTCTGGCATCTTTTCGGTCTGCTTTAATGAGAATACTGATTGATCTCCAACGTTAGTATTTGCACTAAAATTCATTCTGGATCCAGTCCATTCGTCCCTTAGATCGTTTATGTTTACTTCATGAAGTTCTCCAACCCCCACACCCTTGCCAGTGGCGTTGAATGAATTTCTTTCTTTAATTCTGTATTTTAATGTTGATTTAAAACTTCCTATTTTACTTTCTCCCAACCACTTTGCTATATCTGAATCAGAAGTTATCCATTTATAATCTATTGCAGGTGTTCCGCTTATTGGAGCATACATAAATTGAATTGCATCATATTTAATAATTTCGTTATTAAGTAAAAGATATCCAGACTTATTATAGAAAGATGTATCTGCTAGGCTGCTGTATGCACTAATTGGTGCAAGGGAAACGGTGCCTAGTGGTGCATCTTTTTCTGGTGGCTGGGTTGGCAGTAATTTTTTTTGTAGAGCTGCTGCTCCTATTGCGGACGGAGGAGAAACATAAAGATTATCAGACGAACCTGAATAGTTCGTGCTTATTATTGGGGAGTATATTACTTTAACTGCTTTAACAGAAGGAACAGTTTCTTTGCTAAAAGATATTATATTGGGAAGATTTAATAATTTCTTTTCGCTTCTAAATTTAAAAATAGACGCTCTAGTTTTATCAAACAAGTAGTCTCTAGGGTAAAACTGAAGAACATCGTTATTGTCAAATGTTGCTATCATTTGGGTGTCTCTGCATAAATCTTGTATATGCTGCCAAACTGTTTTTGTATCTTCTGTATACCAAAATAGGGGGACTATGGTAGCAGTATCTGCTAAGTCTGTGCTATCTTTGTTATAGGTATTAAATTTGTATGAAGTAAACCCTATTCCATCTAACAGCCTTCTAATAATAGCTTGAGATGGAGCATTCTGAATAACAATATTTGGAGCTAATATTTCTTGTAAAAACTTTGCCCCATCTAAACCTTGTATATCAATTTCTCCAAATTCGGATATAGTAAATGAATCAATATAGAATACTCCCTGGTAAATTGTGTCCGCACCTATTTTATGAAATGGTAGCATCTTTACATTTTTATATAAGTTAATATTAGACTTATTAAACGCTATAGTTTTATCGTACTCTATTCCCTTTTTATCAAATCCTTCTAAAGATAAAGACATTGCGTTTGCTGTAACTGATCCAACTGGGACAATTCCAGATGAATCATCCGAAGACATTTTTGAAATTTGAAAAGAAGTTACTCTATCAGAAACATCTTGTATATACCTTGCTCCAACTTCAATAACTCCAAGGTAGGAGTTTGCTTTGTTAATTGTGCTTACAGACACAGTAATATTTTTAATATCTATTGGGGCTGATGGTGTTGTAAACTTTGTAGTTGACCATGAGGATGCACTTGACCATAGCCCACCATTGTAATAAAGCTGAACTAATCCATCCTGTGGAACAACTGCATTTGTAGATATTGTTGCTTCTACATCAGCATAATTTTTTATTTTAATAGACCATGTGACTGGTTTAGAATATGAGGTTTCAAATTTAACTACTATTGTATTTGTAACGGCTGTCTGTGATGCTGGATACTCTACGTTAATATTGCAATTGACTAAAGAAAGGTTCTCGGCTGGTCCAGCTAGGAAATACTTATATTGGTTTTTTGCGCTAGCAAAATAAAGTCTTGTAGAAAGCTCTTTTGAAACATTATATTTAGGTACAGGAACTGGAACCATTTTATTTAATAAGAAATAACTTATTCCTGCAGACGAAGGTCTTCTTGGATCTATTATATTAGTTAATGGGAATAGTTTTTTATATGGATAGTATTGCTTACCAGTGGAAGAAATAGTTTGTGTTATTTGAAGGTCGCCTTCTGGATTTGCATCTGTTCCATTTGGCCCTCTTACTTTAGCGCCATTAATTAAATCATTCATATTATATTCTAGCCAGCATCCGCCTAACATTGAATATGCTTCAGATGTATTTATTTTATCTTTAGTTGCTTGACTTACTTCTATCATTATACTTCTTCCAGTGCTATAGATACATCCCAAAATACTTGTTTCCCGCTTGCTGGACCATCTGTTATATTTCTTCTAACCATGGTTGATGAAAATGATGTAAATGCGGCAAGGAATGTCTCTGATCTTGTATCATTGTATGCAATTTTTACATTAAATGTTCCCTGTCCTTTAGCGCTTAAATAAAAAGCCTTTAGGTTTTCCGCCCCCCAGTATCCATCTACCGTCATGGTGGTGTATGAAGGAAGCATGCTCCAGGAGGTGGACACTATCTTCTTGTCGGCTATAAAGAGCTTTCTAAGGCTTCCATTGGCCATTCTAGCGGTCTTCTCAAACCTTTCGGTATCGACTGATATTGGAGACCTATTATGCTCACTTAGGGCATGGAAGACTCCAGCATCGTCTTGTAAAAACAGTGCTGCTCCTACTGGCAAAACTAAAGATGGCATTATATATTCTTCCCCTGTCCTACCATTTTAACATTAACCTTGGCCTTTTGTCCAATAACAACTTCAGCCTTTTTAACAATCATATTGGATAGGGCTTCTACATCCATTCCTTCAGATGCATATATGTTTTGGTTAACAGTATAAGATGCTCCAGATGAGCCTTCTCCTCTTATGCCAAATGAAGGTCTATCAAAATTATATCTAGGCATTGCCGCTTCTGGATTAAATGGATTCATTGAGGCAGGAATTATAGATTCATTCTTGTGTATCATTGCCAACATATCTTGTGGTACTACATTTATTCCAGATTCAAATTTAGGAACATTTACAAGTCCGCCAAGTTTCATTTTTACTGCTCTTAATACATATTCGTCTAAAGTTTCAGTAATAATTTTTCCTTGACCAGGAACAATATTCATCATATGAACACCAGCTTGATTTTCATATCTTGAAGATTGTGCGCCGCCTCTAATTATTTGTTCTAATATAAATCTTGTGTTTGGGCCTATTAATCCTTCGTGAGATAATCCCTGTGCTTCTCCTAATACACCAATATCTGATATTCCTTTAACGTTAGGACCAAATATAATTCTTGCTATGGCACCAGATCTTCCGCCACCTGTTCCTCCAAAAGCACCTATTGCTGCAGCGGCAATTTTATTATCAGTAATTGATCTTACAGTAGGAGCAACAAATGATTCTCCTATACCAATTTTAGATAAGGCCTCCATGTCTATATCACTAAGACCTCGGTATGAAACAGTTCCTTCTGGTATGGTAAACCGTGATACTAGTTGCTCTATACCGCTCTTTCTGTAATCAAGGTGTCCTGTTAGAGGCATCTCCAGAAATTCTCTTAAAGCGAGTACTTCACTAGGGGTAATATTATATTTTTCTGCTCTTGATATTCTATCTAACTCAATTTCATTTTTGTATTTTTGTTGGTGATATTTCCAGAAATCGTCGTTTTTACTATGTTTGTCAAAAAGCTGCTTGTCTGGTGAACCTGGGGTTTCATGTACAGATTTATATATTGGCCCTCTAGTCTCATTCCAGTATCTGCCACCAGCCATCTTAAGTGCGTGTGTTTCTTCATCAATTGCCACCAACAATTTATGAAGCTGTAAATAATCTGGATTAGCTTCCTCTATTGCTTTAAATTCATTTTCTCTAAACGTGTTCCATTTTTTAGCTTCGTCAATAGCATCCTGAACTTCTTTGGTTCTAGGGAATGGTGCAGTTTCTCGTGTAGGAGGAACTATTTCATCTGCAGACGCCGCTACTTTTGGCCTTACTGTAGATGCAATTCTGCTTTCAAGAATAGATTTAGATGAGGTAGCGGCTACGTTAGCTGCAACTCCAGTTAGAGCTTTTGTACCATATGTTAGGGACCCTGTTGGCAGAAGAGTTTCTAGTCCTACTACTCCTAATCTATTAATACCATACGCACCGACTGCGCCTCTTACTGCTGCACTGCCAACTGCGCCTCCAAGAAATAGTGAACCAACGTTTAATGAGCTTAATCCATGATTAATGAGCAGTGCTTTTTTAGCCTCTGCATCTAAGCCTGCATTTTTTAGATCTTGAATTTGTTGAAATTTAGCTCTATTGTTTTGACTTAAAAAGAAAGGGTTTCTGCTGCCCTGGCCGCTTTGGTACATTGCGTATAACCAGTCAGCAGATCTTCCAGTTTCTTTAACTGCTTCTTTTAAGAAATCCCAAGTCTTTGAAAGATTGCTTCTTTTGTCGGTTGGGGGAGCATTTCTACCGTGTCTGTGCCCAACTGGCCCACCTGCGTGGAACATAAGTGGGCCAAACCCATAAGCACCATTTCCAATACCGCCCATAGAGGCTCCAGAGCCTGCTAAGCGCATTGGATCTTTATCGATACCCATTCCTGGACCACGTGATTTGCCTGGCTGCTCTTGCATTTGATGCCAGTAATCTGATTGTTGTGGTGTTTTTCCAGTAAACTTAAGACCTGGAATTTCTGTTCCGCCCCAAATGTCTCTACCACTTGAAGGGTTGTATCTTAGCTCTCCCCATCTTCCAGTGTATGGACTTCCAGTTGGCTTTCCATCACTCCAGTAATTTGGTAGATCTGGTCGCCATGGGAAAAATGGAAGTTGCTGACGAATGCCACGTCTTACTGGTCCGCCATCTGCAAACTTTTCTGCATTTAATGCATCGAAGGTCTCTACGCCATATTTTCTTACAGCCTTTTCTTTAATTACATATTCGCCGTTTGAAAGGTAAGCTGGAATAGAATCAGATGTTCCTGTTCCTGCTCCTCTTATATGTCCACCAGCTGCTAGGGCAGGTGTTTTTGGAGCTGGCCCCATCCAGATTGGAGTTCCGCCAGTAGTGTTCTGTTTATACCTTTGTCCATCTACTATAAATGTTTCTCCTGGCTGTAGATCAAGTCTCTTTCTAATAGCATCACGAGCTTCTGCGTTTAAAACCTGTACCTTTTTGCCGTCGTATTCTTTAGTCTCTTTACTATCAGAATAATCTCCAGTTACCTTAATGTTTTCTCTTAGTGCTGGCTTTCCGTTTATACCCTTTACTGCGTCCACCACGTCTTTAAGAGTTTTACCATTTTTACCGCCCTTGATACTATCTGCAAGGGCTTCGTTTACTCCTGCACCCGCACCAGCTTTTGCTAAAGCCTCTAAAGCATTTTCCCATGGGGCAACTGGAACCTTTTCAGTAACTAATTGACTTCCGTTGTAATATGTTCTTTCCTTATATCTTGGCATTGCTGCACCAGTTGCAGCTTCCATGGCAGCTACAAAACCTGCTGCTGCTTCTTTATTTTTCTTCATATAATCTTTAACTGATAGACCTGCTGCTGCTGCATTACCATAAAGAGCAGTCATTGAATCATTTACTTTTTTGATTGCCGCTTCTTGTTTAGAGTATTTATCTTTTAATTTATCTAAACTTTCAGCCGCAATGGCCGCAGCGTCGCCAAGCTTTTCTTGCTTATTAGCAATAGCGTCTGCTGCAGCCTTTAATGGCTTTGTTGCAGCCTCTGCTGCTTTATCAATTGCATTCATCTGAGCTTCTGTTTGCTGTTGCGAAGTTAATGACTCTAAATCAATTCTTAAGCTTTGTGCCTTTTCTGTATCGCCAACAGCCATAGCATTTTGCATTTCAAGTCTTGTTTTTTCAATTTGTCTTCCAATATCTGCGTCTGCTTGCTGTTGAGCCAGAGCCTTCTTTCTTGCTTCTGCAAGTTTATTAATTGCATCTATTTGTTTATTTAAAGCCTTTAATCTATCCCTATCAGATATTTGCTCCGCAACAGATTGACCCTTAAGAGATTTTGTATACTTTTTGATCTGCTCATCTAGCTTTCCTAAAGCGGTATATTGATCTTTTAATATTCCAACTTTATTTTTTGCAATTACGGCATCAGATATTGCTGCAAACGCGTCCGCAATAAGTTTTGTTTGAGCAGCATTTAATTGAGAGAGATCTCCATTAAATCCTTGTGCCTGTAATCTAATCTTTTGCCATACGCTTACTACAGTATCAGATCCATTAATCATTTTTCTTACTTCAGGATTTGTTTTAGCCATCTCATCAACTGTTGCTTGAGTAATTGCTGTGCCAGATTCTTTAGATCTATTAATCTTATCTAGCATTATCTTTTCAGCTTCTGCGTATGTAAGTGACTTTGTCTTTCCAGTTAAATCTTTTGCTACAAGACGTTCTCTCTTAGCTATTAAATCATTTATTCCAGTTTCAGTTGCCATTAAAGCTGTGTTTAATGATGCTGCTTTTTCTTTGCTTCCCTGGTCTCTTGTGTCCGCACCAAAGCTTGTTACTGCAGAAACTGCAGCACTTTGTGGATCTGTAATATTTTTAAACTTTGCATTACCAATTGTTGCAGTAATTGATTGATCTTTTTTATTTGAAAGCTGAAGCATTGTAAATACTTTTTTAGTTGCTTCGTCTGCAGACATGCCAGCAGCAATTAGCTGCTCTTTAATTCTACGAACAGCATCTGGAACTTTTTCTGAAGGCTGTCTATCTAGAACTGCTATTTGCTCTGCAAATGTTTCTTTGACTTCCTTCTTAAGCTTTTTATACTCTGCAATTGTCATCTGGAATGGGGTTCCGCCATCCTTCATGCTTTCATATACAAGCTTATTTGCAGCAGCTAGATCTTCTGAGTCCTGAATAGTATCTTTTATCTTTGATCCGAAATCAGTAAATCTAAGACCAGCTTTTTTAGCAGCCTCTGCGGTTAAACCAAAACTTTGTATGTTAAGTTCTTGTCCTCGTTTATAGTGTCCCCACATTTTGTATGCAGCATATCCTGCTGCAGCAACTGCAGCTAATGGCGCAACTATGCCTGCTACTCCAGCGGCTGTTGCTGCAAGTCCTGCTTTTACAGCTCCTGCTGCAACTGCTTTCCCAGCCATTGATGTAACTATTTTTCCAGCGCCTTGCATAATAGCTGGACCAGCCATCGACCCAACCATTGAGCCCATCATCATTCCATTTTGTCCACCAACAGCATTTCCTATTGCTCCACCTGCTGCCATTCCGCCAATTGTTCCAACTAGCATTCCGCCAGCGCCACTACCAAAAGGTCTATCTGGATCTGCTCCCATTCCCTTGCTCTTTAGGAATTGCAATGGGTGCATCATTGCTGCAGTTGTATATTTTGCATTTGTTGAAAATGCTGTGCCTGCTCGTTTTGCTTTGCTTACACCTGAATCTTCTCCGAACGCAGCTGGTCCATATGATTGCCCAACTCCAGCTGCGAGTGAGCCAGGAACACCATATGCTAATATTTGAGATCCGCCAGGGCTGTAAGTAGAAGTAAATCTTCTTACTGTCGAAGCAATTGAAGTTGAAGCTGCTGTAGATGTTGTTTTAATTGATGTTCCAAGCTTTTGAATACTTCCAGTTAATGCCATCATTGATGAATTAATTTCTGAGCCCATCATTCTGGCTCTAACAACTAATTTGTCGGATGAAATCTTTAGCCTACTAGCAATAGATCCTATTGCAGAATCTATAGCCTGGTTTGCTCTTTGAAGAGGCACTGATGGGACATAAGGCAATGATCCTTGAATAGTTGGAACGTTTGTTCTTACCCCTCCATTTCCAATTACTGTTGTTGTTCCAACAGATAGTGGGCCAGGCTTAGGTGGTGTTCCAACAACTGGCATTGGAGTTCTAGATGCAGCAAGGTTATTTAAATAAAGCTGTCCCATAGCTCTTTGGCTTGGGTCTCCTGATTTTAAAAGACGCTTTGCATGCTCTTTAGATGTAATCTGACTAACATCAGTAATCTTTTCACCATAAAAATCTTTACTTCGCTTAATTAATCCACCAAGTGCAAACTGTGGGATTATGTTGCCGCTTTGTAGCGGACTAAATATTTCTGGACCCTTTTCTCCAACTAAATAACTTTGACCTGGAGATACTGGTCCGCCCATTTCTCTTTCTCCGTCAATGCCGAATATCTTTTTCTTAAGCTCAGCTGTGATTGGAGTATCTTTTTTAGAGTCCCAATTTAAATATCTTCTTTTAAGTATGTCTCTATCAATTGGTGACAGCTGCTTAAAAGCAGATCTGTCTGAAATTAAGTCGCTTGCGGCTTTTCTAATAACAGCATCTAGTGAACTTGGCTCAAGCGCATTTCTTAAAGATCCGTCTGGACCCTTAACATATCCGTAAGGCTTTTCTTTAGCTAATGCTGCAGCGAATTTGTCATATAGAAGTTTTTGTGAATACGGTCTTAGTCCAGTACTTGCAAATAAAGTCTCTGCTGCTTTAATAGATAAAGAGCTAACTCCCCATGGAGCTGACTCATACATGCTAGGCTTTGGTGCACCTGTTGGCCCAAACCCTGCACCAATTCTTCTCATTGCTAATGACTTTAGAACATTTATTATTCCTCCGCCATTAAATCCATTAAGCGGAGTTTTAAATGAATTGTCGCTAAGAGATATAGCATGACCTCTCTGGCGTATTCTTAGCTCTGCTTCGTCTTTTAATTTCTTTAATGCTGCTGGTGTTAGTGCTTTAGGAGGAGAAACTTTTACAGCAGAGTGAATTCCATGAAACTCTTCCCAATTTACTCTTCTTCCTTCCTCTAATCTTTTTATCATTGCAGCATAAACTGCTGCCTCTGTTGGATTTAGGTCGCCAAACTTAGCAATTGTTTCTTTTAGTTTTGGAAGTACTTCATCAATTTCATCAATCATTTTTTGATGATACTGTTGTGGCGTCATGCCTTTTGGAATATTAAGAGTTGCTTCTGCAAAGAATCTCTTAGCTCCGCCTTTTACTCCAAGTAAATTGATCCGTGCCATCTCTTGCATAGACGGCATCTTGTCGATCCATTCTCCATCTTTCCATTCTCCATGGAATCTTCTCTTTCCAGAAGCTCTATCGTATACTCCATCTGTTCCTGTATCATTAACGTTTCTTCCAGATATGTTGTCTCTACTTAAATCTTTATCTCCTCTTAGGTTGGCAGCAACCAATTGTTTAAAGTAAGCTTTTTCATCAAACACCCCACTTTGAGTAGCAAAGGCTTTATCGTAAGGAGATTCAAGAACAATAAGTTTTCTTCTGCCAGCTGGATCTGTAGGGTCAATCATTGTTCTAATTTCTTGTGTAGGAGAGTGCATTTCATGCCCACCCCTTACAATCATTGTCGCACGTTGTTGTGAAAGGGCTGCGTCTTCATCCATTACTGGCTTAACAAATACTTTTGATCCGTCTGGCTTTATATATACTCCACCAATTCCTTCTACTGGGAAACTATGTCCAGTTGTAGGAGTATCAAGCTTACCGAAATTAGTTGGTGGCATTGTTGAATATTTACCAGCTCTAACTCCAGCATCAATTTCTTCCATAGTAAGTCTAGCTTGTCTTTGTTTTTCTACCTGCTTAATACTTCTAGGCATTCCGAGGAATAATCTTCCGTAGTTAAACTTTCCAGGCTTTACTTTTCCTCCGACAATTCCGCCTGAATTTTTTCTCTCTACTACATTTCTTTGTAATTCTTTTAGTTTCGCAGCAGATCCTCCTGCTGAAACTATACTTGAATCAATAAGCGGTATAAATGAATCAAAGGTTATGTCTCCCTTTTCATCTCCAATTTTCTTTGACTCTTTGCCCCTAAGAATAGCTTTAATCTTTTGGTCAATTTCTTTTTCTGTATCTGCCCATTTTTCTTGAGGAACTCCAGATTTACGCATCAGCCTATCGTACTTGCCAGTTCGACCCATGTTTCTATCTAAAAAGTCTTTAGCTAAAAGTGTGCCTTGGTTTGCCTGCAAGTTAGATTGAGCGTCATAGTCAACAGTGTATTTGCTAACATATCTCTTTCCATTTATTACAACCGCTCTTGTTAAATGTGTTGCATGTATAATCTTGTTAAGGTCAAGAGGAGGTAATTCATTCTCAGCTAGTTTTTTAGCTAGTGCTCCTTTATTAGCCTCTAGGTGTCCTGCTTCTATTGCAAATGCGTCCCTTCCTCTTGGTGCACCTCTTTCAGCAGCTCTTTTTGTAGTTTCTATAGAAGCAGAAAATTCTTCTATAACTTTTGCTGCTTTTCTTCTTTCAGATGGAGGTAATGATCTCATGTAGTCATCTATAGCTGCATTTGTTGATGCGCCTCTAGTGACCCAAGTTCTTCCTCCATATGATCCTATGATTTGCGTATCTCTTCCACGTGGATCTATTCTTGTTTTATTTTTTTGCTCTGCAAGTTCAGCTACTCGTTTTCTATATTCAGATATCTTATTTTTAAAAAGTGATTTTATAGTAAGTGCAGGAAGTCCATAACTAGACCTAGACAGCTTAATTTTTCCTCCAGCTGCATGCTGTGGAAGAGGAACTCCATTATTTGCTGCATCTACTGCTCTGAAAAGTTCTGGGTTATCTTGAATGCCTGGACCAAATACTGTTTCTTTTGGTGTAAGTAAAGCAGTTATATTGCTTCCAGAATTATCATATGTAGATGGTGCAGCTGCAACCAGTGGAGCATTTCTTGGATCCATTGATGCAGATTGGTTTAATACATATCCTCCTAGTGGAACATCTCCCATTCTGTCATCATATGTTATAGATGCTGGACCAGTAACCTGAGTTTTATTTGGGCCAAACGATTCTATTTTTCCGCCAGTATTAAATCTAGGCTTTGTTGTATGAATACTATATCCAGCACCAGAAGTTCTAACTCCCAAACCTCTTGCAATTGCATCCACCATTTTTGCAGTTTCTGTTTTGTGGAAAAGCTCTTTCATATTAGACTTTCCAGTTGCGCTTACAACTGGCTGGCTAGTTAATGGTACTGTAGTTAAGCTAATAGTTCTTGCTTGAGCGGCGGCAACACCTTGTGCTGTTTGAACCATCATTGCTTCAACCTGAGCGTTTAATGCAAATATTTTAGCTCTTGCGGCTTCTACAGTAATCTTTCCAGCCTGCAGTTGTTGAACTATCAATGCTGTTTCATCTGCAGCAAGGGTAGTTATTCTTGTCATTTGTGGTAGAAGTGCCTGGTAAGAATCTGCAAGCGATGCTGTTATTGTTCCTGTTGCAGCAACTTCTGTCTTAAGTATTGCTAATTCTGCCTTTGATTGCATAGCAATTGCTGCAGTCATTGAGTGCCACTTGGCAGCTTCTGATGCAACTATTCCATTAGAAACTCCATTGACTGCAGTAACTCCATGAATTCTTGGAAGATCCTCGTGCATATATGTTTGTGGTGAATTTGAAAGTCTTAGATTTACTGGCTTAGGACCAGGAACTGTAGAGAATATTGTTTCATCTGCTCTTTGTTGAGGAGTCTTAGATCCAGTTGGGATAACATGTGACATGTCTCTTGAGTATGGCCTACCTACAAGAGGATTGTCTTTGTCTACAATTCTTCCGCCGCCCGCAAGCACTGTGCTTCCTCCAACTGTAGAAATTCCATTAGATGTCGCAACTGTTGCGCTCATAGCACTTGCTTTTAATCTATCAAATGAAGCTGCTAAAGTAAGTACTGCATCTGAGAATGTAGCGGCCGCCTTAGTATCGCTATAGAATGACTGCTCTACAGTTTTAGCAGCAGCAGATGCTGCCATTAATTCTGGTGTTAATAATTTAAATCCAGTTCCGCCCTTACCAATATTTTTAAGAGCTAATACTCCCTTAATTATGTATCCAAAGAAGTTTGCAAGCACACCAGTAAGCATGATGATAGGACCAGCAATTGCTGTAAGCCCGCCAATAAATCCTAGTACTGCTTTAATTGGTGCTGGTAGATTCCCAATAAACTTTAAAATGCCATCAATAGCATTTAATACAAATGCACCAATTTTTAAGAACTGATCTCCAACTACAGCCAGTTCTGCCTTAACAGATTCGAGTGCTCTTCTGTATTTACCAGATGCAGACTCTGTAAGCGCTGTTAATTCTCGTGCTGAAATTGCAGCTAAGTCTTGTGTACTTGCTTTCATCAAGTCTAAGACTTGAAGAGTCTGGCTTCCTTCTTTACCTAAGTTTTCGAATAAAGCATTTATTCTAGCAAACTGGAACTTTCCAAATAGCTGCTCAATTGCTCTTGCTCTTTGTAATGGCTCAAGGGAATCTAATGAATCCTTTAATGCCATTATTGTGCCAGTTAAATTTCCAGCATTTTTATTTACAATGCCAGATAAGTCTATACCAAACCCCATGAACATTTCTTTTGCAACCTTTGTGGGGTTGATAACAGATGCTAAAGCAGACTTTAATGCGTTAGCACCTTCTGATGCATTAATTCCACCTTCACGCATAGCAGTTAAATAAAGTGCAAGGTCTTGTACATCTCCGCCCAAAGCCTGAACAACTGGTCCTGCTTTTGGAATAGCAGTTACTAAGTCATCTAGAGTAGTAGACGTCTGGTTTTCAACTGCGTTCAAGAAGTCAATAGACTCAGCAAGCTCCATCGTATTTTGACCGAAGGCTGTCTGAATTGCAAGTGTGGCCTTCATGGCTTCTTGTCTATCTACTTCACCAAGAATTGCAAGTCTAGTTGTTTGTCTTGTAGAGTCTATAAGATCTGCGCCTTGTTTTCCAGTTGCAGCAATATCTGCTGCTAAAGCGATAGTCTCTGTAAAGTTTGCTCCTAGTCCAGAAGCTAATTCTCTAGAAACTGCCATAACATCTTTGCGAACTTGAAGAAGATCAGCGCTTGATGTTGCAGTTAATCCTCCGTAAACTTTTGTTAAGCGAGTTAATTCTTGATCTGCTTCTTTAAATGCTTTTGCTGCAGCCATACCAAATGCTGCTAAAGGAACTGTAAGACCAACTGTTAGCTGTCTACCAGCCCACTGTGTATTCTTACCCCAGTTAATTAGCTGATTAGATCCATCCATCATAACCTTATTCATGATGGCTAGCTCTTGTCTTAGAAGCGCTGACTTATTCTTTGTAACGTCTAGTCCAGATTGAACCATTACGTTGTATTGCATTAATCCTTGTGCATTTTTACCAATAGGCTGAATTATTGCATTCTCAAGCATAACCTGCTGCTTGGCTAAATCTCTAACTAGTGAGCTAGTCTTTTGTGTATGACCTTGCCAAGTTCTAAAGTATTGGCCAAGCTTCATTCTTCCGCTATCTAGGTTTTGACCAAACTTAGATACGTCTGAAGTTAATGTTACAAAGTGTCTAGAGAACTGACCAGTGGAGCGCATGGTTTCGTCAAACTGACGATTCATGACTCCAACCTGGCTAGTCAGATTCTTATTTAAACCAATTGTTGTAGCTTGGAGCTTTAAGAGTTGCTGAGTAACCGCTTGTAACTGCGCTGTTAGGCTAGAAAAATTAGCCGTCGCAGTTATGTTGGTTACTATATTTTGATCTGCCAACTCTTACTCCTTTTTGTATCCGAGGCCAGCTCCGATACCAAATCCTGCGTCTGATGCAAACTGACCTTGTAGCGAAACAACATCTGATGCATCTGCAGTAATTCCAAGTGCTTTTCTTTTTACATCTTCAAAGCTCTTGGGTCTTTCTTCTTCTTCGCCGCCATCAAGGTCTACACCTTGTATTGCAGCTAAGAACTTTCTTTTTTCTGACTCAGACTTTTGCATAGATGTAAAAGTCTGGATCAGTTCTGGCATTGAAAGATTATCTTCCAATTCCTCGTAATTCTTATAGTTTCCTATTAGAAATACTTCTCCTTCTAAGGCAGCTAGATCTAGTTCTGACCAGCTAGAACCGCTGCTGCTAGCAAATTTGGATCGTCCATCTTAATGCCGCCGCATACTTCAAGGATACGATTAATTGTTGGTACATCTAATACGTCCTCGAATGCGTCTCTATCTGCAACTAATTCTGGAAGCTGCTTTTCTAGTGCTACTGCACAAGCATCAATAAGAATTGTTAAAGTTTCATCTTCTGTAGTTACTTCTGCTGTCTTACTAATAGCAGCCATAAACTTTCTAAGCTCTTTAATTGTTAAAGGCTTTAGCTTTACGGTTGCCCCGTTTTGTAGCTGAATTTCTTCTACATCATATACTGTTGTTGCCAATTTAAATCCTCCTAGGATCTCGTCTTAATTATTGTATCATATCAGAAATACCAATACAATAGCAAAACCCCCTAATTTCTTAGGGGGTTTTGTAATTAATTATTATTAATTATACTGCTAGAACGCGGTCTACGATGAAGCCGTATTCTTGACCGACCTTTGAACCGTCTGGAAGCAAACGGAATGTAACTGGGAATGTTGATGCTGCGTTACGAGCCAAAGAGAACTGTGACTGTTGTACAGAAAGAACACGACGTGCATAGTATACACGCTCAGTTAGAGTTGCTTCAGATGTTGGTGCCTGACCTACTGCAATAAGCTGACGCTCTGTTGGCTGCTCACCAAGAGCTCCACCTGCAAGTCCAAGCTTATCTTCTGCTGCTAAACCAGTAGCAACAGTCTGTCCTGTCATCTTAGGTGCTAATGTGCTTGAGCGCTGACCGAATACTGCTAGAACGTTCTCAAGAGTACCTTCAGCCATTTCTGTAGCGATCATAACTTCCATTGACTCCTTGAAAAGCTTTGCTGTATCAAGAAGCTGATCCACTGTTACTGAACCGTATGATGGGTTGTATGTAACCTGAAGACCGTTATTTGTGTAACCTACGTTACGATAAAATGCACCCTTGTCATCAAGAGCTGGTGCTGTAGCTGCAGTTGTTCCTGTTGCTACGTCTACTGCATTCAAAGAATCAGTGTATGATGTTGCTGACTTAAATGCTGGTACTGTCTTATTCTTTCCTGATGCAAATGCATTAAGAACTCCTGCTTCAGCATTTGGAACGTAATCTGAATCGGTAACATCTGTCACTGAAAGAAACAGTGGTGATGCACCAACAAGTATGTTTTTTGCATTACCTGTAATTTGTGCCATGTTGTAAAACCTCCATTAAATAAATATATATATTGACTTACTGTAAAACTTTAAATTAAGCTGGCTAGGCTCTTTTCCTCTTGGTATAATTTTATCTTACAATCAACTAAAAGGCAAACTAGTCAAATCTGCCCTTTGGGCCAACTGTCCTAGAGTATTTAACTTCTATTATTACATCTGCCGCCAAGAATCCTGCTAGCTCTGTAGATGGCTCTGTTGGGGACATCTCTAGTATAAGGGTGTTGTGGAATATGATCTTGTCTGTTGATCTTGATTTATTTAGGTCTCTGGCTGAATCGTCCATTCTTCTAAACACATCCATCATCATGTTTCTGATTATATTGATTTCGGCAAAGTCCACTGAGTATATTGTAAAGGATATCTTCTCACAGCATATAAGCCAATTTTCTTCATAGGTGCTTCCAATCTTGTCATAAACAATATGGGTCTTGCCGCTTAAGAATTGATTCATTTCTGGAGCCTGCTGAACTGGAATAATTGGAATTATAGATTCGCCAAGATTATCGCTATAGTAAGCATTTTGATCAATTATGTTATTTGACAAAAGCTCCTGCCAAAGATGTTTTCTTATCTCGTACATGGCGTCTATTCCATAATTAGTCATTAAAATACTCCTCCGAATTTTTCTGTTAGTGCCGCCTCAGCCTGTAGTCTAATTGTACCTGGACTAAAGGAATAACGCACCTTGGCAATAGATGAAGGAACTTTCATCGCTCTTTCAAATTTAGCTCCGAATAGGTTCTGAAATCCAGACATCTTTATTGAGTTGCTAACCATTGGTCCGCTAAAATATCTACTATATGTTAAATCGAATTGATTTGTTGATGCTCTGCCTCCAGGGCTCTTTACTGTAACTGACTTACCCTTTGGCATAAAAACCTTTTCTCCATCAATTTCAAAAACTAATCTCTCAGCAGATTTTGGTCTAATTACAACTGGCATTCCTTTTTCCATAACAGCTGCTTTTCTTTCAAAAACATATCTACTTGTCTGCTCTCTATTTTTAGATGGGACCGAAGACTTTGAAATCTTAAACTCATAGTTAATTCTAAATGATAGCCCAACTCCGTCTAGCTGGTTTAATTTAAAAAGACGAGCAGTTGCTTGCCCTGTCTTATTCCACTCATATACATGATGTAATGACTTTGGCTTTGTTCTGGCTTGCGAATCAATAAACAAACCAAAATCTTTTTCTATCTGATTAAATATTGTTGTCTTAAATAGTCTTTGAAATGCCTTATTAGATTCTAGTCTGGCTGCAACATTAGCCTGATAGTAAAGAAATGCAGATATCTGTGCCACATTGCTATCTTTTAAAACTCCTGCTTGAGATGCACCTACCATCAATCTCTCTAGACCAGAAGAAGCTTGAAGTAATGCTACTCCACTAGTCTCCAATTAACTGGCTCTCTGATCTTTTAGCAATTGAGTTGTAAGCCATTAAATTACCAAATGGGTCTGTTATTGGTGTTGAGCTTGTTATTTCAAATACTGTTGGAGTGTCGTTTGGATAGTTTAGCTCTATCCAAATTGGATTATTTGAATTGTCTCTAATATTGGTTACCTTTTCTCTGTATGTCAATCTTGTTTCTGTTCTAATCTCAATAGTTTGATTGTCTACATATTTAACAGAGATTGCTCTATTGTCCCCGCCTCTGCTTGTAGCAGAGTTTGTTATTATTCCTTTTGCAAAACAAGGTATAGTTCTTTGATATATCCAAGACTTTTTAATTGCACCAGTGTTTGGATCCTGATAATCATCTTGAGCATAAACATCTATTTTCATGCTAAGAATAGAGTCTACGAGTCTGTTCATTATATCAAAACCATAGTGCTTAAGACATACTCAGACAGAAGCTGATCAGCGTAATTGTTTCCAGTTCCGCTAAATGTTGCAGTGTCATATTCAAACTGCCAGTCAAATGTCTGTATACTCTTTAAGTACTTGTTTCTCCAGTCTTTATCTTTAGAAAAGAAATCTTTCATTAACTCTATGGTAGCTAACTCAACTTCGTGTGGTACTTGATCCCAACCATATCTTCCTTCAACTCTATAAGCTCCGCCATTTACAAAAGACCCATTATTGTAGTCATTAATACTTGGAGGTACCATTCCGTTTGCTGTGTAAACTACATTATCTAATAAGCCAGACTTATTTACTTTTATTCCAAATCCACTAGAAGATATTTCAACTGGGACATTCCAATTATCAATATTGTTTATTCTATCAATAAGAAGTATGTCGTTTAGATGTATGGAATGTATCTCATTTATTTTGTGGGGCAATGGGAGAATTTCTGATCCAGTTGCGTATATCACATTTACATCATCATATAGATAAAACTCTTGTCCCGTGTAGCTTTCAATAAGTTTTCTTGCATATCTTTCTGCTGCTGCTAAATCTACAAATGTTTTGTAGTTAGGATCAGATTGATCAAAGCCAAACCCTAAAGCATCTGCAGCATTTGTTAAATCAACATATGGTTTTACAACATCAAGAAGGTGCTCTTTAACTACACTTTCTTCATCTACTTCATATTCCCAAACTAGCCTCAATGTCCTTGGTCTATTCGTTAAGGATATTGGAGGGTATACCAAATATACGCCTCTATCTGTTTCTGCCTCTTCGGCAGTTTGGGTTAGAAGTAAAGTGTTTGGATTTATAGGAGGCTCTATTGATGGATCATTTGTTACATCATAAAATTTAACAGTAGGCAAAGAGTCTGCTTGGGCTATCCCGCCCTTCCAAAATACTCTTTGCTTTACTGGTGAGTTTGTTCCTACTATAATTTCCATTTGTTGTGTTTAAGCTTAGCCGTAATATTCCTGAACTTCCTTTGGTGTGGCTAAACGAAAACCCTCCTCTTTATCAAAAATTTGTTGAGCTGAATCTTTGTGCATTGCTACAAACGGATGGGTCTGAGTAAATGTATGTCCCATAATATCATATCTATGGTTTGCTCTTGTCATCATAACTAATACTGTATCCTCTGTGCGCTCTGCCTTTGGATCAAATACTGGTAGGACCTCAACCTCTTCTTTTGCATCTTCTACATCCTTAAGTGTTTTTTCATATACTGCATATGTAACACCTTCTTCTGCTAGTGCTGCAATTATATCCTGCTTGTTCTTAAGCCCGTCTGTTTCAACTGCAAACTCTTCTGCAATTGCCTTTAGATCCGCGACCTTTAATGTGTCAAAAGACATTTAATACTCCTTTTTCTAGGTAAAACCATTATAGCATTGTATAATTAAAATGAAAAGCCCCCAAATTTAATTGGGGGCTTTTCTGTGATTAATTCCTAATTAGGAAGCAACCTTAACGTTCTTTACAACGACCCAAGCGTCTGCCTGCTCGATTTGAACGCCAACACGAGTATACATTGTGTACTCGATTGAGTCCTTACGTGGCCAGAAGAATCGGTAAACAGTTACGTCACGCTTAACACCAACAACAACGTTGTTAGGGAATGTTAAGTGAACATCTCCGTGTGATCCTGCAGCCTGTGCGTAATCGCCAGCTTGTGTCTCTGGAAGAAGTGGAACTTCAACGATTGGAATACCAAATGCGTATGGAGCTACATATCCTGCTGGACCTCCAAGAACTGGAACATCACCACGGATGATGCCTGAAGCAATGTCCTGTGGAGTAGTGTTCTGAATGTTCTGTGAGTTTGAGTATAGGTAATCCTGGATCAAGTTTGATCCTGCAAGGAAGCGTAGGTCTGTACGACGTTGCTTGTACTTGCGTGGGAGTGCCTTAAGTGCTGAGTTAAATACAGCACGGGAAAGTCCTGCACCTGCTGCGTCTACGACGTGTGCATTTGCCTTGGCCTTCTTTACAACACCGTCAAATGCCTTGTAAAGAGCATCTGATGAAAGTGCTGTGTTACCGTTAAGTAGAACGTCTTCAATATCGTTACCAGCCTGAGTTGCCATCATACGTGCGATGTGGTCTTCTAGATCTGGACCTTCGATATTGTCTTCTAGTGACTCTGTTGAGAGCTCCCAGTCAAGACGTAGCTTCTTTGTTGTGAGAGAGATCTTTGAGAATGTGACTGCTGCGTTTGTACCAGTGTTGTCACCTTCTGAAGCGAGCTTCATAAGCTTCTCGCCTACTCCGATTCTGTCAATTTCTGTTGTGTCAGACTTCATTCTGACTGTACGTGCGACTTTTCCAATTACGGTTGCGTCGAACATATAGTCTAGGAAACGAGCTGACTGCTCTGGGTTGAGAAGACCACCATTGCCATTTTCAGACGCAGTGTGAATTCCATCTCCACCAGTTGTTGATGCGAAAGTACCTGTAGCTGTTGTACCAGCTGCGATTGCTTTCTCTAATGTTTCATTACTCATATTATTTCACCTACCCTAGTTAAATATTTCGTTTACGGAACCGAGGAAAGAACCGTTCCATTTTGATTTGTTTGTTGCTACTACCGCAGACCCGCCGAGGTCTGAGGACTTCTTGATTGCTGTATCGCCTTCTACGGCATCTACACGCTTTTGAACACCATCAATGGTGCCCTTTATTTCTGTTACAGCTGCACTAAGTGCGCTGTGCTTTTCTGCTAATTCTGTAATTTGAGCATTTAAACCCTTGCTAAAAGTCTCTACAGTTTCTTTGATTTCAGAAACCTGTAATGCATTTGCCTCTGTAGCCTTGCTAAGAGTATCTGCAAAGAATCCCTTTAGGTCTACTAACATTTTTGCAAAATCAGGCTCTTGTACTTCAACTGCAGCTGACGCATCTGCGTCTACTGACTTAAAGACATCTACAGAAGCAGAGTCTGCATCTTCTGCTTTAGCAGCTGGTGCATCTTCGACGGCCTCGACGTTAGTCTCAACCATGGTCTCTTCAACGATTGCTTCGACAGCTGGTGCTTCTGCAACTGGTGTTGCTTCTACAACTGCTGAATTTTCAGCTTTTACGTTTAGTTTTTCCACTTCATTACCTCCTTGTACGTTTGCCTGTTTTGCGATTGTTTGTGTTGCAGGCAACGGAACTCTTGACTTCTTAAATGAAGCAAGAACTTTATCTATCTCTTTTGATTTGTTTATGTCTGAGCTTTCAACCCATCCAATTAGCGTAGCCTCTTTACCAGTAACTGGAGATGAGTATGTCTTGTCTGTAGAGATGAAAACAGAGTCGCTATCTTCGCAATAAAAAATATTTTCTGTGACAACATCTGCTGCCATTCCTTTAAAAATAAGTTGACCATTCATTTTTTCTATTGAAATAATGTTACACATTTCATTTGCTGGTGAGTCTACAATTGAAAGTTCTACTAAGTCGTAATCTTTAATAAATCGTACAGACTCTCCTGTTGCTTTATTTATTTCGTTGTCTGAGTCTTTAATTTTCCCGCCAATTGAAAATCCAGAAAGTGTTCCGTCAAGAACTTTTTCCCATGTATCTTGTGCGCCTTTTGAGATGTATGAAGTTACATAAACTCCGTTGTAAAATTCTTTTGATTTTTGATCGTAGTAAGTCTCTGGCTTAAATGAAACTACTTTGCCAACTGCAAGTGGCTGATGCATCTCTCTAAGATTTCCTCTAAATGCTTCAAATGCCTTTAGGCTTGCTTCTGCTGTTACGACGTCACCAGTTTGATCTACATTATCTAGAGTTGCAAATCCAGACACGGTTCTATTCTCCCTGTTTACTTTTGTAAAAGGAACAGATAAATGAAGGTTTTGGCCGTCAGAAGACCACTGACTTTTTTCTATGTTCATATGCTTAATTTTATACTTATCTATCTAAAAAGGCAAATCGTAGTTGATTGGATTTAGTCAACTCTGCTTCCGTCGCCTTTTGCATTTCTTCCTTCTCCGACTTTATCGGAAGAGGCGGCGGATCTTTCTGAATCCCTGGCTCTAGTTTTCCCAGCGGTTGCTTTTTGATCGGCTGCCTGTTGTGGCTTTAATTCAACCATCTCGTCTCCGCCTTCGACTGGAATCATACCTTTTCTAATTCTAACTTCATTAGGGGTAATTACCTGCATTCTAAGATATCTTTCATCTATTTGAGATTGTGTGTCTTCATCAGTTAATGTGAGCTCTTCGAATTTAATTTTTAGGGCGTCAGTCTTTTCTTCAATTATTGCATTAATTCTTTTTTCTAGTCTCATTTGTGCTGGACGGCAAACCTGCTCTTTAAATGTTTTGTCTGCGTCTCTTGCAACCGCTAAATTAACTCCTTCTGGAGTTCCAATTTTATTAATTGGCACACGGTGAGCCAATAGTATTTCATCTCTATTAGATTGTCGATAAATATTAAATGATGATTCTTGAGCTCCAGCCTCAACTGGCTCCATTTTAAATTCAACCTTGTTGTCTGGAGTATCCGCTGGAAGTGGTATATAAAGTGATCTATGGTTTTTGCCCTTTAGTCCAACCTGGAAAAATTCTAGCAACTTTCTTTCTGACTCTGGGGAAAGCTTTGCTCCCTTTACAGTGATTATATATCTTGGTACCGCTTTGTTTTCAAAGTAATCAAGGTTATATCTTCCAGCAAACTCGTTACCAGCTAATGACATTTGTGCTGCAACTATGTCTGGGATTCCATAATAGTTATTCATTGGGGTATATTTTTTTAAGTGAATAATTTCATTTGGTCTGTCTTCAACATCACCAATTGGATTAGGAGTTTCTAGATCACCAAAGTTTCTAAAGAATACAGCCTTGCCGTAAAGCAACTGCATGAAACCATCACGAAGTCTTCTTACTCTCATTGTCTTTGCTGGGATATGTCCTATATAACCTATATCTCCTGCTGTTGTTCTACCAATTTCAATATAGCCGTTTCCTGTAGCTTCTAAATCAGTATAAACTTTTATTAATGTTTCAGTAAATGTATCTTCATCGTTAGTGGTATCAAGCCACTCTTGAAGGTCCTGCTTTAGTTTATTGAGCTTTCTTCTGGCTCTATCTAATTGCTTAGTGTCCGTTATCGCATCTATAGCGTCATTAGTTTTTCTTGTCTCAGTGAATGAATAGCCTAGACCAACAATGTTTGCAACCTTTGCATTTATTGCAGCGTAGTTGTATGTTGAAACTTCATAGATTTGAGATAGATATTCTAGATTGTATACTGGCTGAACAAGGTCAAACATTGCATAGCCAGTTACTGCCTGCTGTAATAAATTCTGCTGTGTTGCCGCCCCATCTTTTCCAGTAAATGATTTTGCAAAATCTCTGTTTACTTTTCTTTTAAAATTGGTGCCGAGCCCTCTTACTTTTTTAAGTTCATCTATTCCAATTGCAAACGGGTCAACATGCTCTTTTTCTTTTTTAAAGGAAAAAAGATCTGAGCTGTTTTTTACAGAAACTTCGTATGTGTCTTCTGGACCGTCTTCTAAGAATTGTGTCATGTTACTGATCCTCCTCGCAATACTGAATCTTTGTATTCGCCTATGTCAAGCGGGTCTGGTGTAAGTCCCCACTTAAGTCTTTGGTTTTGATATTCAAACTCTTCATCATCAATTTTTCTTCTTCCAGACAAAAACTTAGGCTGTCCCTCATAAATTCCATAGTGTCTTACTGCATCCGCCAGCAAAGCCATGCGGGCACGATTTCCTTTTTTAGAAGTTATTGAAAGAAAGTTTCCATCGTCGTCACCAATCCAGCGTCCGTCTGGCATTTCCCATACGTATATTCCGAGAGTGGTTTCCTCGATTACTTGGCTTTTTTGGTTTAAGATGTCCATATGTTAAACAGTTTATCATTATTCCTAGCAAAAGTCCAGCCTGTGTGCCATGGCAATGCACTTTTTTTAATAATTATGCAGGCTATTCGCCAAATGACCTTACGAAATAGGAGGTTCCGTCAAGACCCTGACTGCTTTCAGATACAGTTAGCCCTGGATCAACCACAATCTTTGAGTTATCCGAGCAATACAGTCTATAATTATTGGCTGCCTCTGTAGGGGTAAATGCCTTTTCATAAAAAGCTATATTATTGTATAAGTTTGAAGTTCCATACTCTGTGTCTAATTGATTTTGATTAAACTTAATATTTAAAGCAGGCTGGCTCAACACTATTAGTATGTGGTGTGATACGTCGTTTAGAAAAAATGTAGATGTGTTTGCCTCAGATGTCCTATCTATACCATTTACATATATGGCAGAAATTCCAGCTTTTGTTATTGCTCCATTTGCCCCCCACTTAATTGATGAAGACGCTGAAGAGAATAATACATTCTGCCCCGCCCGTGGTGTAAAGAACATCTCTATTGTACGTGGCTCAATAGAAAGGTCTACCGAGAATCCATGTCCAGAATACATAGATATACCATTATATTTATTTTGCATTCTTACTGGATAATTATATTGACCTAGAGCGTAGTCGTATTCCGAATATATCTTTGAGCCAGAGTTATCTGAATAGAAATCTTTATTGGAATACATATCAATTTCTAGCTTATTAAAATACGGAAGATCAAAGGATGCGTCATCTGTGGTCATAGTCACTCTTATATCAAATATCGGGCTCTCTGAGTTTTGGTTTTTGTTATAATAAGGCATAGGTGAATTATTCTTGCATATTTCCCATGGCTGATCTGGTATCTTTATTTCAACTAAAACATTGTCTACGTCTTGACCATAGGAAAGTCTAGAAGAAACAATATCTTCAGGGTTTGAAATATATAGCCTATCTTCAAATACAAAAGACTTTGGTTCTGCGATATCTGTTTTTTCAAACTCAATCCTATTGTAAACAGAATTATAATATCCGTCTCCAGAAGCAATTTCTTCTAAGCTTTTTATTCCAGGATATGTGTATGAAATGTCTGGTCTTATTGATGTTGAATTTAATGAGAAAAATATTCCATTGTTTGAATAAACAATTTGTGAATACTTAGTTTCTTTATACCCAGACACATAGTGATTTAATATTTTTTGTTCAGTTAGCTCGTAAGCATAAATTGCTGCTGAATCAACAATAAACTTTTTTCCTACATTAGCTGGGCCTAAAGATAAATTTAAACTTGTATTAGTAAATTTAAAGCCACTGTTAACTGGGCTTTCAGAAGCTATTTTGCCATTTACATACAAAGATATTTTATCCTTGGAAAATATTCCAACGACATGCATGGCCTCATTTTTTTTGACTTTGTGCCAAACAAATTGTGTAGCGCTGCATTTAAAAATAATGTTTTCATTTTTATAGAATAGGCCAATTGAGTTCTCTGAATCTCCCATAATAAGATATTCTTCGTTGTCATCTTTGTCTGGACTAAACCATATTTCGAATGCAAATGCGCCGTCTGGATTTCTATTCATTCCAAGACCCAGTGCTTTTAGGCTTATTTGAGCATTTTCATTTATCTCAGTTCCTCTAATTCCCGCCCCAATAATAGGAAGTACTTCCATGCTTGAAGTATTAATTGCATACCCTTCCATGGAGTTTCCAGTGTAATCAATTATTGGCAACCCGCTAACGGCAGCATATGAAACTCCGTTATCTCTTAGGTCTGCGTATGTTGAATATAGTGTAGTTAGATTGCTGTATACTCCAGCCTCACCAGAACGAACTTCATCCAATAAGAAAAATGCAACTGGATTATCTTTTAAGACAGTGTATTTATATGACATGTCTTAATTCTCTTCTAAGGCTTTAACTCTCGCTGTAAGCTCTTGAACTGCTTTTATTAAGGGTGAAATAAATTGATCGTATCTTAATCCCTGCATTGAGTCTTCTTGAGACATGTCTATTTTTACCCATCCCGCAAAGTCTTCTACTCCAGACTGATCTAAAACCTCTTTAACTTCTTGTGCTATTAATCCGTAATGAGTTCTTGTTCCAGGAACTGAAACTATGTCTCCGTCAACTACTTCTTTACTGCCTTCAATAAACTTATAGCTTACTGGACGTAAAGAATTAACAAAATCTAAACCAAGAAGTGAGTCGGCAACTCCTGTTTTTAATCTTTCATCAGAAGTATTTATTGTTCCAGTGTTAGAGTATATAGTTTTCCAAAATCTATTTGATGCTACACCAGCACCCGCATCTATTGGCTGTCCTATTGAGTACAAGTTATTTGCAAGTGGGTACCAGTTTGAGTTTACTCCATATCCAGACGTTGTTGGAATATTTAATGAAATAGTTGTAGGTACTGGATCAATAGTTGCACTAGATCCAGGGATTCCTTGTGGGCCTTGTGCTCCAGTTAATCCAGTTGCGCCTCTAGGTATTGTAAAAGCAAATACAGCATTCGTAGCGGTTCCAGTATTTGTGACAGAAGCATTTGTTCCAGCTGCACCAGTTGTTGTTGTTCCAATTGCTAGTGTAGTTGGCCCTGGTATTCCTTGTGGTCCTGCTGGGCCAACAGGCCCTTGTGGTAAAACAAGATTTAAAGTTTGTGAGGGACTTGTGCCAGATATAGTTGCAGCTGCATTTACACCAGACTCAACAGTTCCTATTGAAAGAACATTAGATGGTCCTGGGCCTCCAATTATTCCATCCACACCTCTAGGTAATGTTAAATTTAATATTGCTGCTTCTGGTGTTCCTACATTTACTACTGACGCTGGAGTTGATGCGCTAACAGTTGTTACAGAGCCTATCGTTAAAGTACCTGAAGGCCCTTGTGGGCCAGGATGGTCGTCAAGATAGGCATCTACGTCGGCAGCAAGGTAACCAAGGTCTCTAGGGACGTCTGGCGTGTCTGTATACTGCGGGTATCTAAACCCTTTTCCTGTTGTGCTCATTTTTTTATTATACCACCTATTTACTTAATATATACATGTGAAGGACTCATGTATCTTGTGCCAGAAATAATTGGCTTTACCTCATGGAGATATGGAAGTTGTGAAGGAAACATTATTAGGCTTCCAGATTTTGGCTTTATTGTAATATTTTGATTAGGAAAATGTATTTCTCCGCCTTCATAATCATCGTTTATATAGGCAACAAGAGAGAATGCAAGCGAGGAGTCACCATCTTGACCATCAAAATGTGGTCCCATAGATTGTCCTTGGTTCCATTTTTTAATTGGCACACGACTTAACTCTAAATTATATTTGTCTTTGTCTAATCCATGTCCAGATAAATATTTATCTGTACACATTTCAAAGGCCATTAAAAAGCTATTAGCAATATAAAGAGTTTTTTTATCTGTTGAGTCTGAACCAGTAGCTTCTTTTAATTTATTTGGGAATATGTTTTTTGTAGCCCCGTAAATCAATGACTCATCATTACTGGCATTCCAATTTTCCCACTTAGAAATCCTATTGTATGAAAGAGGGTCTGAGTCTATCTCTTCAATAAATTCCTTTAGGTGCTCTGGAAAGCTAAGAGCATTTTCCCAGTACCATATTTGAGGATCTAATACCTTCAGATCAAACATTATAAACTGCTTAAAGATTGGCTCTGATTGCATTTTATCCCTCTACTTCTGATGCTGGATACACTTCTCCACGTGGAGTTATTCTTAATCCCTTATTTCGATAATCTTCCCACTCAATAGCTTCATCTGCTTGTATGGCTCTAACCTGCCTAAGCTCTTCAGCCCATGCATCTCTTACTTCTTGTGGGTAATCTTCTTCTTCTCTATCATCCCAAAATGATCCAAGAGTGTAGCGTATTGATTTTTTAACTGTGGTGACTTCGTGCATATTATGGAAGCCTCCAGCAAATGTAACAAGTGTGCCAGTTTTGGGAACAATAGTTAATCCATGCTTGAAGTTTAACACTCCATCTTCAAAGTCATCATTCAGATAAAGAAATGTTGCGTATCTACTTCTGGTAAATGCACCAGCTACACCATCATTTGAAGTGTTATCTGAGTGCATATTGGCAAAAGCTCCTGGGGCCCATCTTTGTGAATGCCAGCTTATTTGAGACATTTGTTCTGGGTTTTTACCAGCCATATCTGCTGTTGCATCAATAACTCTTTGTCTTAATACTTGAAAAAAATCTCCTGGAAGTCCACAATCAATTGTGTCTGGATCATTTACTTCTGGCATTCCAGACGAATATGATTCATAGAAAGAAATAGGCATCCACTTTAATTGCTCTTTTTCCATTTTAATAGCAAGCACTTTAATTACTGATTGACATTCTTCTGGTGTCAAAAAGTTTTCATAAGTTACAATATCTGGCTGGTGCTTAGTTATAATCATGCTTCTTTCCATGTTTTATTTTACTCCTGTGTCTTCTGGGGCGTACTCTTCATATGGAACTATTAATCCATCTTTAAAGTAGATCATGTTTCTCTTATCTTCATAATCTATTCTTTCTGATTCCATTTTAGCCCATCGATATGCTCCAAATTTTCTTTGATTTGCAAGCCACTCTTCTGTGCCATTATGTGGTGTCATTATAAAGTTTCTAACAAAAAACTTTTCGTTAGTATTAATTGTTTTTACACCATGAAAATAAGGCTCTGTTGATGGGAAAACTAGAATGTCTCCAGCTTTTGGCTTATGATTAATAAGATCACCATTAATATAAAATTCAATATCGCCGCCATCATAGTCATCATTAATATACATTGTACATGTAAGGAAAAATTTATCTCCAGGCATATCTCTTTGTGAGGTTATATGGTCTGTATGATATTGCATTGTCATGTTATTTTGCAATGAATCTATCTTTGCGTTGTATTTAGAATAGGAACATCCGCTAAATCTCCAGCCTTCTGGAAGCACTATTCCGTGTCTTTCAACATAATCTAATAAAACCTTATTATATGCCTCTTCAACTTCTTCTACAAATTTTTTTTCTTTCAAAAACATTTCTTCCTTTTGAATATCTAAAGAAACTTGGCTCATATCCTTTTTTTGTGAATAAGTTCCAAAATGAGCCCAAGGGTCCCAATTAGTTAAAAAATATTTGCCCTCTGAAGTTTTTTCTGATTCATTCATTATTGAATACATCTCAGATGGATTTTTTAAAACATTTCTATATACATCAACTTTTGGGTAAAGCTCTACATACTCTAAGTTATTCATGGCTGTCTCTCTCCTGTGTGTTTGTTTATTGTCCAAAAAAATGGTGAAGTAAATCTATTGCCAGATTTAACTGGTCTAACTCCATGCGTATAGTTCATGTCGCCTGGGAAAAAATATGCTGCTCCAGCAACTGGCTGGAATTCAATTCCATGTTGTGGGAAGTATAACTCGCCGCCTTCATAGTCGTCGTTAAAATAAAAAAGACCAGCTAGATCATACCAAGGAAAGTCATTTGGCCTTCCTTTTTCTGGTCCAGAATGAAATTCTTTATCGGCATGAGGCTCTTGTCTTGCTCCTACTGGCCACCTAACAATTGCTGGTCCTGTTTCTTTTGCATCTACCTCAAAAAATTTATCTACTTCTATTTTTAATCTAGCTATCATGCTATAAATTAACTCAAGTATCGAAGGGTCTGATGCCATTAAAGAATTATATGTGCAAACTCTGTCTTCCCAGACTTTGTGGTCATACAAAACTAGCCCATCTTCATCTACATGAGTTTCTGTTATGTCCCAAATTTTATTATTTAATGCAAAGTCCATAAGCCTAGTACGTTCTTCTATAGATAAAAAGTCTTTAATTTCTACAATATTGCTTGATGAGTTACCAAAAAATCCAGATGGTGTTATGGACTTAGGTGCATTTCCGTTCCAGCTATTTGCCATTTTCATTTTTATCTCCATGATTCATTATATCATTATTTACCTTAAGCCTTATTGCTTTTACTTGATGAGAGCCAATTTTTCTCTTTAAATGATCTACGGCGTCCCTATAAAAATTAGACCATATCGCTTGTCTATTTAATTCGTATATTACATTAGAATACTCGTTTGGGTCAAATGATGGACTTTGCAAAGAGCCTACCGACTCAAAGTTTATTTCAGAGTTTTGTAAGTCTTCTAGGTTAATTGGTAATATTGCAATTACTGGTGTTCCTGCTTTTATTGTTATTACTTCATTTGGTTTAGTTACCATCCATGCACATGGTAATTCTCCTCTAAAAAAAGATGTACTAATTAAAGTTGTAAATGGAACAGCACCATCAATAAATAAATTAGGAACTGGCATGGACAATAAGCTAGAGTTTTTTTCTGTAGAAAACATTAGTCCTGTATTAAAACTAACAGTACCATTGGCTCTTCCAGAATATGCGTACTTTTCACCAGATAATATTTTTACGTGATCTGGTGAGCTATCTGATACTCCATCCCATATAAAAGAAATGTCTTCTGGAAAAGATATACCCCAGCCCATTTGGTTTGTTAGACCAACTGGGAAACACTTATATGCATGAGCTTCCCAAGTATTGTCCATCCAATCTCTTTTAATCGAAAGTGGATTAACTTCACCAAAACCCTCTCTTATAACATAAGCCTTAATTTTATGCATTTTGATTTTTACCAGTTTTGGCGTCTTCTTCTACCCATTTGGCTCTCATTTGCATAAACTCTTGTCTATGAGCATGATCATTGTAGTCTAACATTGTTACTATAGAAAATTTCATTCCAGATTCAACTGGCATTGCTCTATGTGAAAATAAATATGTAGATGGGAATATATATAGGTCACCAGCTTTTGGCTTAATATCTAGGTTTAACTTAGGAAAATAAAGATTTCCACCTTCATAGTCATCATTGACATATGCTACAAGAGATACAGTAGCACTATAAGAAAATCCATGGTCAGCATGCTCTTGAAAATGTTGTCCCTTACCGTATCTAATGCAATTCATAACTTCCCAGTAATTCATTTTTACATTATACATTCCGCAATAATCATCTACAGCTGGAGACTGATATTGCTTTAAGTCTGACCATAATTCTGAAACAAGCTTCTCTGTATTGGAATGAGGGTAAAGAATTTCACCTACCTTAATATCTTCACAATCTCTATAGGAGGGCCTTTTTTCACTATACCCTACAAATCCAAAAGTCCAAGCATATCTTGAATCTCCATCATTAACTGCAGACTGACCAATTGCATCTAAACGGTTAATAACGTCAATTTCTTTTTTAATTACATCTCTATAAACCCAGACTCCTGGTGCAAGCTGCTCTTTTGAAGAAAAAGAATAATTGTTGTTTAAATTTGTCATAAATACATTGTATCATTTCTATTTATACAGCACAATAGCAGGGGTTTCCCCCTGCTATTGTTTTTTTATTATTAGTAGAACCTGAGTCCGAAAGCGCCACCAAATGCTGGTGGGGAAAAGAACCCTGGTGGGGCAAAGAATCCTGGTGGTGAGAAGAATCCTGGTGGTGCGAAGAATCCTGGTGGTGAGAAGAATCCTGGTGGGAAAAACGGCGGTGCGAAGAAGCTTGGTGGGAAGAACGGTGGGAAGAACGGTGGTGCGAAGAACACTGGTGGGAAGAACGGTGGGAAAAACGGTGGTGCGAAGAAGCTTGGTGGGAAGAACGGTGGGAAGAACGGTGGCGAAAAGAAGCTTGGTGCAAGAGTAGTAACTGTGTTAGAGTTACTAGATGCAACTGATCTTCCATTAGCATTATCTGCATATACGTTGTAATACTGAGATGTTCCAGCAGTATCTGCAATTGATACAGATAGTCCAGTTGAATTTCCAGTTGTTCCGTCATTACCAGCAATATAATAGTTGGTAATTGCAGTTCCACCATTTGATGGAGCTGCCCAGCTTACTGTGTTAGCATTTACTCCAGCTGTTGCAGAAACGCTTGTTGGAGCGGCTGGAACAGTTGTTGCAGTTGCTGAGGCTGAGTTTGAATCTGCAGAAGTATTAAAAGAGTCTACTGCTTTTACGGTATATGAATAAGATGTTCCACCAGCTAATCCAGTATCAGAATATGTAACAGTTGGAGCATTTACTGTTGCTATCTCTGTTCCATTTCTGAATACCTTATACTGAGTTGGAGTGTTACCTGCAGCGGGAGCTGTCCATGCAAGGTTAATCATACCATTGTTAAATGGTCTTTGATTATTAACACCATTTAAATGATTTGTTGCTGTAAGGCCTGTTGGTGCATTTGGGCCAATGAAGTTGTCTTGAGCTGATGCTCTTCTACCTATATTTTTTGACATTTTATTCTCCTATTTCCCAATTATGCTTTCAAGTCTCCAGCAAGTAACCATGTATCTGTTGCTACCTTGGTTATTGTTGCTGATGAATGTAAGGCTCTTAGCTTTAGTCCTGGAGTTCTTAATATTGTAACTCCAGCTGCTTCTGCAAATACTGCGTCTGCTCCAGCTGATTGGTAGAAGCTTATTGAAGTTCCTACTGGATAAGCTGTAGTTGCATTTGCAGGAACTGTAATTGTGTGTGCTCCAGAAACTGGAATTAACTGATCTCTTAGACCTAACCCACCTGTTGATAGATTGTATGCTCCAGCAATTGCTGTTCCAATTACAGTCCGTGAAGGAACTCCTTCTCTTGTCTGTGTTCCGTCTGTAAATGCTATTCCAGATGCTGCAACCGTTACTGTTCCAGTAAATGTTGGTGCGTTAAGTGGAGCAAATCCTGAAATGCTTGCGCCTGCTGGTATTGTGACTGTTCCTGTAAATGTTGGTGAATCTGTTGGTGCTATTACAGAATAATTTGTTCCATCATTTGTAAATTCCCACTTATCAGTAGATTCGTTCCAACGTAGTTGAACAGCGTTAGAATCTCCACGAACAATTCTTATTCCTGAGTTCTCTGTTGGAGATCCAGTAGTAAAATTGCTGTTTAGGTCAATAATGTTATCGGCCAAAGAAATTGTTTCTGTGTTAACGCTTGTAGTTGTTCCGCTTACTGTTAGGTTTCCACCAACAACAAGGTTTCCATTTACTTCTGCATTATCATTAAGATAAACTTTTCCTGTACCGTTTCCAGATAGTGATAGGTCTGTGTTTAATGTTTTGCTTGCTATTAAGTCAGACTTGATGCCGTTGCTAAATGCAATTCCATTTCCGTCTGCGCTTGAGAAGTTTGCTCCCGCTTCAACAACTAGAGGTCCCTTGATATTAACAGAACCAGTTCCTGTTGGATCTAGTTCTATGTTACCGCTTCCGCTTGTTCTTAGTCCAAGATTTTCATCAACATCAGCAGAAACAACGATTGCTCCTGATTCATCTTGAAGAACCTTCTGGCCATTAACATAAAGTGATCCTGGACCTACGTAGATATCTTTCCACATCTTTGTAGGAGAACCTAGGTCGTATGTGTTGTCTGTAGAAGGAATAACACTTCCACCTGCAGTAACTGCTGGAAGAACTACTGTTCCTGTAAATGTTGGATCTGCAAGAGGTGCCTTTAGAGCAAGAGCATCTGTTGCAGTTGTTCCAATTGCATCTGCATAAGACTTTGTTGCAAGAAGTGATGTGTCTGCAATTCCATGAACATCTGTAGTATCTGCACTGTGTGTTGAAAGAGCGGTAGCTGCTGACCCAAACTGTGTTTGAATGCTAGATGTAACACCATTCAAATAAGATATTTCTGTAGCATCAACATCTCCTATTGTTGTTGAAGAAGGCAAAACTACTAATCCTGTAAATGTTGGGCCTTCTTTAGTAGCAAGTAAATCTAGATCTTCTGCAAGTCCTGCTATCTTAGATTGTGCAATTTCAGCTGTAGGACTAATTTTTGCATTAGTAATAGAATCATCTGAAATTTTATCGACTGTTATTGCTTGGCTTGATACCTTGGCTGTAACTATAGATCCGTCTTCAATTTTATCTGAATTTACAGATCCGTCTGCAATCTTAGCTGTAGTAACAGCTTCATCTGCAATCTTATTAGTGCTTACAGAAAGATTTGCAATTTTATTTTCTGTTACGGCAGAATCTTCAATTTTGGCTGTAGTTACAGAGTTATTTGCAATCTTAGCTGTATTTACAGCATTAGCTGCAATTTTGTTGTTAGTTACAGCGGAGTCTGCAATCTTATTTTCACTTACAGCAGAATCTGCGATTTTGTTTGTTGATACAGAATCATTAGCGATTTTAGCAGATGTAACTGCATCTGGTGCAATCTTTGCTGTTGTTATAGATTCAGCAATTATTTTATCAGTTGATACTGATGAGTCTGCAAGTTTAACTGTAGTAACAGATGCATCTGGGACTACATTAAGCTTTGTATCGATTTGAGCTTGAATGTTTGATGTAACATCAGAAAGCATCTGAATTTGCTGTGGGCTAACTGCTCCTATTTGAGCTCCGCTAGCAAATATTTGACCAACTTCAAGTGGTGCTCTGGTGTATGTAGTAAAGTCTACTGTTGTGGTAGGCTCAGCAACTACTCCTGAGAAAAGCTTCCAAATTCCGTCTGAAGCATCACGGACAAGACCAGTATGCTGATATGTTCCATTATTAAATGCTCCTACAACACCAACATCAAGTACGTTTGATTGATTGCCATCACCAATATAAATCATTGGGTCATCATATGAAACATTTGTTGAGTTAACAGTAGTTGATGTTCCACTAACAGTTAAATTACCGTTAATATTTACATCGTTTGCTGTTAAAAGATTTTCTGCAACTAAATTTACTCCTGTTATAGTGTCTCCAGAAATATTTGCAGTTGTGTGAATAGCAGAAGTAAAGTTATTTAATGCAATTTGTGCTACTGGAATTTTAGTATTTGCATCAAGTGAGGCAACTCCATTTTGAGCTCCTCTATCTGAAACTGGAATATAATCTTCCAAGGAGTTATTTACTCCACTAATTGCTGCATCTGTATAATCTTCTGCTGCTGCAATTGCTGCTGCCTGTGCCGCTGCAGACTTTGTATTTGCCTCTGATGTAGCAAATGTTTTTGTTGAAATAACATCTGTATCTACAGTTATTGTAATTGTATTGGTGCCATCGTTGTATGTCTTTGTAAGACCTGCACCCATTGAAAGAGCTTGATCTATGGCATCTTGTGATATTTCGCCAATTGCTGCTGTATCAGCAGCGGCGTATGAAAGGGCTGTCCATGTAGAAGAGCCATTTCCAAATTTAAATTTATTAGTGTTTGTTTCAACACCCATTTCACCTGCAGCCAATACTGGATTTGCTGCGGTCCATTCTGAAGCTAAACCTCTACGTACTTGAATTCTTACTGTTGACATTATGCCACCCCTTTAATTTGATATATTGAAATTATAGCATTAAAACGATTATACTTGAGCGTCATGCTACTAACGCTCCTGAATCAAAAGTCATTCCAAATTCAGTTGTTGAAGGATCTCCACCAGATACGAACTTGTTTGTTCCTGTTGGAGTAACTCCATTAGCCTGAATGATATATGTTGGCTGACCATTGTAATCAATAGCCAATCCTACATCCATAAATGAAAGCATTTCTGCTTCATTTGGAATTTCTGAGTATAAAGCAATAGGCTGCCAAGTTCCGTCTACCTGAACCTTGAGCCTATTTGTTTGTGTATCAAACGATATTGGGGCTGTCCCTAAAACTATATCTGTATCAAATGTCGCAGTACCTGCTACATTTAACCCATTCTTTACTCTAAAATTTTTATTTACTGTTGCCATTTAAGTTCACATATCCCCTAATTGTTGTTGTGGGGGATTTTTAAGGAATCCCCCAAAACCTTTATTTAATTATTTAAGAAGTGTTCCAGTTACTTTGATTGTTGAATCGTTTACTGGATCTACTCTTAGCTGAACATTTGCACCAGATACTGATGCTGTAATTGTGCCTCTTGCCCCATTAGTTCCAACGATTGCATACTCTGTAATTGCTACGTTGTCTGATGAATCTAGAGTTACTAGAATTTCTGATATTTCATTGTGTGTTCCGTTGTCAATCTTAACAACAAACTTTCCTGAGCGGTAAGCCGCCTTTGGCCACTCGTATGCAGTTACAACAACTGATCCAAGTGATGTTGATGATGCTGCAATTTGCTTAGCCTCATCATTAATGTTTAATGCTGTGAATGCTGTAGTTCCATCTTGCTGTGCTGTGTTAGCTGCTGCTGCTGTTGCCTCTGCTGCTGCTTGAGCGGCGTTAGCCTTAGATGTAGCATCTGCTGCTGCTGTGGCTTCTGCTGCAGACTGTGCTGCGTTAGCCTTAGATGTAGCATCTGCTGCTGCTGTTGCCTCTGCTGCTGCTTGAGCGGCGTTAGCCTTAGATGTAGCATCTGCTGCTGCTGTGGCTTCTGCTGCAGACTGTGCTGCGTTAGCCTTAGATGTAGCATCTGCTGATGCATTTGAAGCGGCAGTTGCAAGACTTGCAGTTACATCTGCTGAATTAGCCTTTGTTGCTAATGCTGATGTAAGAGTTGTTGTGTAATTAGCGTCGTCATTTATTGCTGCTGCCAATTCATTTAATGTGTTAAGAAGAGCTGGTGCTCCATCTACTAATGAATCTACTGCATTTGAAATTGCTGTATTACGGTTTGAAACCTCTGTTGATATTGCAGATGAAAGAGCTGATGCTGCAGTTGCTTCTGCTGCTGCTTGGGCTGCGTTAGCCTTTGTACTAGCATCGGTTGCTGCTGCAGAGATTGCTGCAGACTGTGCTGCGTTTGCCTTGCTTGTTGCATCTGCTGATGCAGTAGCTTCTGCTGCTGCTTGGGCTGCGTTAGCCTTTGAAGTTGCATCTGCTGCGGCAGTTGAAACTGAAGCTGCATCTCCTGATACTCTAAGTGCTGCTTCTGCGGCTACCTTAGTTGTTGCATCAGTTGCTGCTGCTGTAATTGCAGCTGATTGTGCATTTGAAGCTTTTGTGCTTGCATCAGTTGCTGCTGCAGAGATTGCTGCTGCTTCAGCTGCTGAAGCGGAACCGTATGAGTCAAATGTATTAGCATTTACTGTAAGGTTACCTGAACCATCTACAGAAAATACTCCTGTATCTACTGACTTTACAAGTGTAGCTCCACCAACGAGGTTGAGAATATAGGAATCTCCACCTGTTTCTGTAAGTATATTTTGGCCACCGATTGTACCTGTGTTACCTTCTACAATGAGGCCTGATTTAATTCTAAAGTTTTTTACTACTGTTGCCATTTATATGACTCCTCTTACTGCTTTTTTGTTATGCCTTTAATGCTGTTCTTACAAATCTTACTGCAATTTCACCAGAAACAGGGGTGATTCTTAAACTAATTATACCTGAATTTTCTTCAAAGGTATAGGTAAATAGGCTATTGTTTGTGTTTGATATGATGTTAGACTCTGATACTAGCATGTCTGATCCAGATTGTGTTGCCGTGATCTCAGATGCATAAACATCTGCTCCTCTTGTAACCTGAAGATTATATCTTACTGTTTTCCATGTATTTTTTGCAAATGAATCTACATTAGTTGCATTTTCAATTCCATAAACTGCAAGGTCATTATTGCCTTCTAGGCCAAGTAGCTCTATTACATTGTCTGTGCTGTTATCTAGGTCTCCTAGAATAGAGACTATATCGTTAACTTTATAGGTTAAAGAATCTGGATCTTGTGACCCATCTATTCCTACCTTTATTTGAAGAGCTTCAATTGCATCATTTGCATTTGCATGTTGCTCTGAATGTGATGGCGCTGATAATTGATCAGTACCATTTGGATTAATTAATTCGTCTAGATTATTTGGAAAATTGGTGGCCATGGGCTACCCCCCTTGTGTAAGTCTTGTTACTTAGTCAATTATATCCTAGAAATATTTATAATTCGTTAAAATTTACCATTTGCCTATTGGGCACTTTGCCGCCTGTAGTTTTGTTTTTAGATTCATTATACATCCGCATTTTTTGCATTGGGATGTCAGGCTTATTAGTTCTGGGCATGATCTGCATATTGACATTCTTGAATTTGATACTTCTTCTTCAGCATGCATTGTCATTGGATTTAACAAGTCTAAGGGGGTAACTCCGTTTTTATCTTTGTACTCTTGCCACCTTGATTTAGCCACAATATCTCCTTAAAATAAGTAAGATAACATTATACATTAATTATGGTCTGTTTTTCTATTCTGAATAGGGTGCCATTCTAAAAGAGAGGACATATCTGCATTTAAAATAGTAAACTTTTCTCCATCAAATGTTGCATGAGGAGAAACTACGTACATCCCATATGGATAGTCTAATAAATTTAATACCTGTGGGTTACTTAATAAAATGCTGCCAAAATACTCTGAAGTTTGAAAGTCATCAATTGTAATTCCGTCTTTTATAAATCTAACAGTAATTCCATTATGATCTGGATGCTCTTCGGAAACATCAATAACTTCATCATGGCTTACAAACATATTGGCATAGTTTTGCCATGTTGGTATATCATATAAACATTCTCCATCTATAACCCAAACTAAAGGTACTCCATTTACGCCGTCTTCGGCTCTAACGTATAAAATACTTGAATCTGTTAACATAGTATTCCTTTCATATTATTAACATCCTGATCCTGCAAAGTTTTGTGCACCGCTACATGTTGCTCCAGAACCACATCCACTATTATCGCAACCACCACTGCTACAAATAGCCATTGATATATTTGCAGATGTACAAAGTCTACCAGAAGATGGTGCTGGAACAAAAGCTGGTGGTGCAAAGAAGCTGGGTGGCGCAAAGAAGTTAGGTGGCGCAAAGAAGCTAGGTGGGAAGAACGGTGGCGCAAAGAAGTTAGGTGGCGCAAAGAAGCTAGGTGGCGCAAAGAAGCTAGGTGGGAAGAACGGTGGCGCAAATGTGACGTTGCAGCCTTGTGGTGTTGTATACACTCCACCGCTTAGTGTAACAAATGCTTCGTTTGCAGAACATTTTGCACTTAGTCCAGTAACTGCCTCTGATGAAGAAGTATAGCTTCCACTTACTCCTCCTCCATCACTACAACATCCATAATAAGTTATTGCTTGCGCTGGCGGAGTACAAGATTGAGTTTGTGTTTCTGTGTATGCTGTACAAGATGACCCTTGATAGTTTGTTCTTGTTCTAGTTTGAGAACCCTGAGCAGAGCATGTGCTCCATGCACTCCATGCACCTGGTGCAGGACATGAAATTAAATCACCGCAGCATTGCTGTCCAACACTTATTGCATAAGTTGTAGAGTTGCCAAGAAGTGTTCTTCCTAGTTCAGCACAAGTATATGCTGCTGCATTTGTTATGGTTCCTGGGCATGCTGGTTTTTCTGTTACTGGTGGGAAAGCTGGCGGAGCTTGATAAGTAAACTTATAGACAGTGATTGTAGGTATAGGAGAAGCATTTACAACTGTTCCAGCGGCTGGAGATTGTGAAGACACTTGCCCCTCTTTAGTATAGTCAGTTGTACTGACTGATGTTCCTACGGAAATATTGTAACTTGATGTGCTAGAAGGATTATATGTTCCAACTAAGTTTGGAATTGTATAATTTGTAGGAACACATACTGGGGTTCTAGATACTCCTCCTTGAACCTGATTATTAATTCCTGGCTCTGCTTCAGCACATGCTGCATTTAATCCTGTAAGAGCTGCAGAGCTATTTGCATATGTTCCAGATACTCCGTCTCCATTGTTGCAGCATGCCCAATATTGAACTGGTGAAGTAGGCTCTTCTGCTTCCTTTGTTGTAGATGCAACTGAGTTACTGCTATATGTTTTTGAGGTAGTATTTAAATCGGTGGTCAATACATAAACAGAAGATGTTATTGACTTGTTGTCATATTGTGTTGTATCGCCTAGATTTAAGCTGCTTCCAATTCCAAACGGTATATTGGAGCCATCCGCATACCATTCATGTATATATGAATATATTGAATCTGAGTTACTCCATGTTCCGTTTGTTGATGTAAATGATCTTCCAGTTCCAGAAACTGTTGGTGCAACTTGATTTACTGGTAAAGGAACTGATGGATAAGTAATAGAAAGTGGAGGGAAAGAACTCCATGAAGTATCTGTAAATCTTGGAGCTGTTCCAGTAACTGTAATTGTAAATGAACCAAATGTAGTTCCGCCTACACCAATTCTATCAATTTCATAAGATGTTGCTGATGCACCAAGACCTGATAGATAAGAGCTTGTATAAAGCTCTCCGTTATTATAAATAATCCACTCTGTAGGCTGAATTAAATTTAATGACCAACTAAATGTTCCGCCACTTGATTTTGAAACAAGGCTTGATGTTACTGCAGGCTTATTTGGCTTTACATCAGAGACTGATGCATTAGCACCAATACCTTGAACTGTAGTTCCGCTAATATTAGATGTATTTAGTGGTCTTACTAATAACAAAAGTCCGCCGCTTCCATTTCCAGTATCTATCTCATATGTATTTACATCTCCAGCAAGCTGTATTTCTCCAGAAGCGGCACCTGAATATTGTATATAAAAATCATTTGCTCCAATTGGCTTTGTCCAATCTACTTTTATTACTCCATTTGATACTACAGATGCAGATACAACAGAAAGTTTTTGTGGACCTATTAACGGGCTCGGTAAAGTATAAACATCTGGATCATTATCTCCAGCAGCATTTGTAGCTGTTACCTTGCACCTTACAACATACCCAACATACTTTAAAGTTCTAGTAGAATTCCATTCGTCTTCATCTAATTGAAGTGTATTTGATGTCTTGCCTGTAATGTTTGACCAATTATATGAAGACCCAGTCCATGCTGCTTTTTGCCATTGATATTTAAATGAAGTTGGAGAATTTTCCCAGACACCGTTTGAAACAGAAACAGTTTCTTGTGCTGCATACCAGAAAGCTCCTCCTTGTAATGAAAGTATAGGAAGCTCTGTGTTTTTTGGCTTTAAGTCAAGTAGGGATTTCCATTCAGACCCATCCCATATATATGCCGCTTTAGATTCATTCCATGTGCTTCCATCATGAATCTGTACTTTTTTTAAAGGATTCCAACTGGAACCGTCAAAAATATTTAGCGGCATTTGGTCTCCTTAGTATTGAATGTAGATGTCTCCAGCAGAGTTTCCGCTTGAAGGTGGTGTTATATCTGTTCCATAAGTAATTTTATTAATATTTGATCCTGATATACCATTTGTGTATCCAGTAACAACAGTTCCGCCAAGTGCTATCGCTGTTCCATTTATGGTAATTGAGTTATTTTCAAGCATTGTATTTGATATTGCTGGCACAGCAGATGTTAATATCTTACCTTCTGAATCTAGACCAGCATACCCATTGCTTTGGTTTCTTTCATTTTCTGGCTGATACCCACCAAGTGAGTTTTCTATTCCTTCTATTGCCAAGTCAGTGTAATCATTAGCAGAGGTTAAAGTAGAAGCCAAACCTGAAGTTAGGTTGATGGCTGTTGCATATCCAGATATTAATGACCCTGCTGGTATTGTAACTGTACCAGTAAATGTAGGAGAAGCAATTGGTGCAAACCCTGCAATACTTGCTCCTGCTGGTATTGTAACTGTACCAGTAAATGTAGGAGAAGCAATTGGTGCTTTTGTTGCAAGCGATGTTGCTACTGCTGATGCAGCAGTTTGATCTTGTGCAATATAGTCTGAAATTTCTTTAAGTGTATCAAACGCAGTCGGTGCAGAATTAATAACTCCTTCAATTGCAGACACTATATCTGAAGACCTTGCTATTGTTAATGGTATAGTAGATTCTAATATTTTACTATTTGAGTCTAAACCAGCAACACCTCCTGAAGAATTTCTATCTGAAACTGGAATGTAGTTTGTTAATTCTGAAATTGGAGCATAGTTAGTTAAGTTAGTATTAATTTCTGTTCTTAAATCATCGACTGCTGTTAATGCAGATACAAGCACAGATGTTCTAGCATTGTTTGTGGCTGAAATTGCTCTAGCATTAGTAAAATATAAATTGCTGCCTTCTGGAACGTCTGAAGTAGAAGATATGTTTGATATAGGGGGGATAAAACCTGAAAGTGCTTCGTCTGTATATTCCTTGGCCCCAGCGACTTCTTGATCTACATAGCCTCTTGTTTGTGTAATAAGTGGATTTACTATGTTATCAACTCTAGACTCTGTAAAATAAAGCCTTGTGCCTTCTTCTATATCAGAGGTTGTTAAAGAGTTTATTGATGATGTTGTAAATTCTTCAGCATCTGCTTTAGCAGTAATAAGTGCTGCTGCAACTTTATCTGTTGCGTCTATTGCTGCAGCGAGTTTAGCAGCATTAACTTTTGCGGTAGAGTCTGATTTTGCTTCTAATAAAGCGGAAGCTGCAGATCCTTCTAAATCAAATAATCCTTCTACTGCATTTACTGCTCTTCCTGGTGTAAAATAAAGTCTTGTTCCTTCTGATATATCAGAGCTAGTTATTGAAGACAAAGCATTTTGTATTGCAAGCAGAGCTTCGGAATCTAATGAAACTTGATCTGGAAGCTGGGATAAAGGAATTTTGCCATCTGAATTTAATGTAGCAACTCCGTTAGCCATTCCAGGCTTAAGGGCATAAGAAGTTATTGAATTCCATCTTTGAGTTCCATTGCCTATTTTAAACTTAAGTGTATCTGTCTCAATACCAATTTCACCATTTAAAAGTAATGGATTGTTTGCTGTCCAGTTTGCTGCTATGTCTCTTCTTAATTGAATTTTATATGCCATTATGAATTACCTCCATCGAGTGATGGTGCATCAAAGTCTTCAGACCCTCCGCCTCCCAAAACCTCTTCTTCTATTACTGTTGTACCATCAAACAAACCTGCATCAAACAAGTTTTCTTGAACAAATGACGGGTTGGATAAATTACTATTTGGTAAGCCACCATCATAGCCTATTATTTCAGGCAAAACTAATCCTGGTGTGTCAGGGTTATTTAAATTCTTAAAGTCAATTTGATTCTGTATATCTATTGTATGTACATCTCCATCAAATGTGTGAGTGTGCATATAGAATGGAGTTGGATCTGTGCTTGGAGGAGTAAGCTCTATCCAAGTAGTTCCATTGTGAACACGCAAGTTTTTTGTAGTAGTATTTATGTATACTTCTCCAACTTGCCCAAATGCTGGGTCTGTTGACAAGGCTAATAGCCTTAAAGGTACCAGCATCTGTCTAGACATGATTAGCCTACTACAACTACTCTGTATTCTCCAGCTGATGGAGCGGATGCAAAGTTGATTGTTACTGAATTAGCATTTGGTCTAAGAACATCTGCCTCAACTTGTGCATATGGTACGGCAGCTTCAAATATTTGAACTGTCACATCTGTTGTTCCTAAATTGTGTGTAATTGTATAAGATGTTGCAGATGCGCCTAAAGTCTGTGCGAACTTTCTTGCAATATCATGATAGTTTGATCCATTATTTGTTAATGTCCATTTATCGGATGTTTCGTTCCATAGTATTTCTACATCTGATTCTGTTCCACGCTCTACTGTTAATCCAGCATCTGTTGTTGGAGCTCCAGTAAAATTGCTATTAAGCTTTACTTTATTATCTTCTATGTTTATCTGTGTTGTATTTACAGAATTAACTGTTCCAATAACATTTAAGTTTCCGCCAACTTGCAAGTTTCCAGTTATTTCAACATTGTCTGGCAAGCCAATTGTTACAGCAGCATTGTGTCCACTGTTTGGAGAAACAGTAACTTCATTTGCTGTTCCAACAATTGTTGCTACATAATCACCAGTTGTTTGTTCGTCAAGCGGGATTATTAAATCTACTTCTGAAGCATTAGTTAATCTACCTTGTGCATCTACTGTAAATGTAGGAACCTTGGTATCAGAACCATAAGTACCAGCAGTAACTGCTGTATTATCTAAATCTATTGTTGTTGTGCCAGTTGAATCATTATAAGATTTTGTTAGACCAACTCCGCCATTTATATATGAACCAATAGCATCTTGAATGACTTCTAGTGAACCAGATGTAGAGATCCACTCTGTACCATTCCAGAAGTACATAATGTTGTCTTGAGAATTGTAATAAATTTGACCTGATACTGGACTCGATGGAGCAGAACCTAAGTTTTGAATTCTAGCATTGAGTAACTCATTCTTGTTTAGATCAACGCTAACTAAAAATTTTCTTGCCATTTTTTATCTCCTTTTTAGGACAGGTATGCTGTCCCCGAAAATGGCTGAGCCATTGTCAATGTTATTTGGTTAATACTATTATAGTCTATTCCAGTTTCTAACAAGTCACCTGAACTTGACTTAACAGAAACATTAGGGTGAAATTGTAAATTATGGGTAATTGATACAGAATATACTCCATTTACTGGGCCAGATATTTGGCTCATTTCCCAAGAGTACATATAGGAAACTTGCTTGTCTAAAATAAAGCTGCTGTCCACATCCCAAGAATCTGAGTCCAATGATTTTGGCCCCCAAAACCTTGTAGTTAATGTATCAAAATAAAAATCTCCTGGGGATCCTAATGAATTTGCTGGATTTCCTTCGCCACTTATTATTGTTCTTCCAGGAGAGCCAGAAGCTCTTACTACTACTAGTGGATTATTTTCGGTTACTATTAGGCGGGTTGCCATTATAAGGTTACCGCCCTATTCAAGGTTAGATATCCTTCTAGAAGTCTTGTTATATTAACGCTTGGGTCAATTAATACTAAATCATACGCCGATTTTGGATAAAAAAGTTTTTTAGTTCTTTCTGATGAAACCGAAATAGAAAGCTTTCCTAATGATGGAGTTATTGTAATGCCATCTTGATCCGTCAAAGTAAATGCTAATTTTTTTCCACCTTGAGTATCTCTTACTTGCATTTTAGCGGTGTGGTGATTTAATTGTATAGGGACATTATCTTCGTCTAAGTATTGAACTTCAAACGTAAATGTGGTGTTTTCGTCTACTTGAAAATTTTTTTGCGCTGCCATTTTATACCCCTAAAGAGAAATGCCCTTACACTATTTTAGCATAAGGGCATTCCTAATTGACTAATAATTACTTAGACTTAAATCCGAAGCTGTGGTCGCTAGGCGACAAAGCCTTCAAAATAACTGGGGCAATTGCTGCAAATCCAGCAGCTACTAAATCTTTTGGATCTGTATTTCCAGTCATGTAAAGAGCCATTGCTGCGGCTAAAAATGCTCTTCCGTAAGAGCCTAGTGCAGATAAAATTTGTTCTTGCATAGTTACTTTCCCGTCTTTATTTAAATCAGCTTTATCAAAATTTTTGATAGCCATATTATCATCTCCATTTGGGCGGTGTTGCCCATGAATTTTGGTTTTACCCAATACTTAATTCTACCACTAGGCAGATATATCTACAAGTTCGCAATTTCCGTCTGAACTGCAAGCCAAGGTAGCGTTTGTTGAAGTTCCATCTTCTGTTTCATAAAAAGAGAGATCTTCCCACCTAATATTCTTTGGCATTTTAGATAAAAGCTCTTCATATTCTTCTTTTGAAATTTCTTGATAAGGTGCTTGCTTATATGTATGCTCTGAGTGTGGCAGGAAAGAAATTCCAGATACTTCATCAAAATTCTTGTATACCCAAGCTCCTACTTCCATCCACTCTTCTTCTTTTACTGAAACAGTAATAGAAGGTTTATGCTCACACCAAGCTCTTTGATAAACAAGCCAAATATTTAAGTGGTCAATTGCAGTTAAATCATTTCTAACAATTGCACCTTCTGGTGCTCTTACTGGGAACGAAAATACATATGTTTCATTAGGCTTCATTACATCATCTTCTACTGGTATGCCAACTTCTTTTAGGAAAACAGAAATTGGATCTCCTTTTGAACCACGAACTGTGCGAACATAATATGGTGAATGCCATGGATGCATTCCTGAAGATACCCCGACTAATTGAGACACTGTTCCAGAAGGCTTTACGCAAGTAATAGCTGCCGACTCAGGAATCCCAATTTTCCCAGCCTCTTCTTTATTTGTTTCACGAGCATATTCTCTTAAAGACATTAGGTAATCTTCTAAAGCAACGATGTCTTGCTTTCCAGACATGAACTTGTGTCCAAATTGTCCAGTTAATGAAACTCCAAGAAGTCTTTCTTCTTCTGTGTTATCTTTCCATATTTTTCTTAGGTACTTAAAATCTGTAAGAGTTGACTGCCAGGTTCCAAGTATTGTTGCAAGCCTTACTTTATTTGCAATATCTTCTTTGGTGTCTTTCTCACGCAATACTACTTCTGAAAGATTGCAAAACTGATACGGACGAAGGATAATTTCAGAGCAAGGGTTTGTTCCATAATGAATATCTGGATCTCTACGACCAAACTTCGCTGCTTGTGCTTGAGCTGCGGCTACGTTGTAAATACCACGTTCACCAGACTTTGAATCATAAAGAGATTTCCACTCTGCAATAAACTGTTCCATTTCTGGCTTTCTTGAATATGCAACTGAGTTATTAGATAATGCTCGTTGTGTATTACCTTCCCACCAATTACCAGCCTTTGCTTGAGCCATTTCAATATCATTAATGTTTGACAGGGAAATCATTGCAGATCTTCTTACTCCACCAACAACTACTACTTCACCAATCTTACACATAATGTCATGACATTCAATTGGTTTAAGATTTCTACCTGCTGCATTTTTAAACTTAGCAATAGTAAAGTCAAAAAGATTTACTAGGGGCTGAGGACCAGAAGATCTACCACCCATTGTTTTTAATCTTGCACCAGCAGGTCTAACTTTAGTTACATCAATTGCTGGAATATGTCCTGTCCAAAGAAGTGCTAATAGTTCACGATATGCTTTTGCCCATCCTTGCTTTGAATCTTCGACAACAATAATAGTATCCGACTTCTCTAGTTTTTCTGGGACGGCAGGAAGCTTATTAATATACTTGTACTCAACTGAGAATCCTACACCAGTTCCGCACATAAGTACATACATTGTTTCATCAAATGATCTAGGTGAATCAACTGGCAAGAAAGCACAATTGTATCCTGCTACATTATCTCTTTCAAGTGCTACGCCAGAAGTCATTACAGATCTCATTGATGGCATAACATTTCGTTCAAATACAAACTCTTTTAATTCCGCAACAAGCTTCTCATTTGGAATGTAATTATGGTTTTCTTTTAAGTGATTGGTCATGAAAGAAAAATATCTATCTACTGTTTCTCCCCATGTCTCTCTTCTTCCTTCTGTTTCTACCCATTTAGCATATCTTGATAGTGCAATAAAGTTTTCATAAGGATTTTCAATAGTATTTTTCATTTGTCGCCTTTTCTTCCGCCATACGGATTGATTAATTTTTAAGTGAAGTCTAAGTGTACCAAAGTTTTTTATAAAAGAAAAGAAAAATTATTTTTGTTGTTGTTTTTTAGTTAACTATAATATATAATACTCTATATATACATATATATATAATATATGTTAATTTTTGTTGATTTGCTGACCCCCCGACCCCCCTATTGGAATTATACTATTTACATATTCTTTGTCAATAGTAAAACCATTTGACATGTTCTTTATTACAATGGTATGATTATACTTCGCTATCTCTAAAGGAGGAAATGCCAATGGAGAATATAAAAGAAAGTTTGAGTAGTGTTGTTCATCACTGGACAGCAATTGCAGTAGCAACAATGTTTTTGTTTTCAAACAGCAATACTGTTGCACTAGCTCAAGCAGAAATAGTAAAACCAAAGACAGAAGTACAACTTAAGAAAGAAACCTTAGAAAAGTACAGCAATACTGTTTATAAGCCTTCAGAAATGCTTACAGACGCAGAACTAATAGAACTGTTGTCTACAGTAGGATTTGAAGGAAAAGCCCTTAAAACGGCTTGGGCTATTGCAAAGCGGGAGTCTAACGGACGACCATTAGCTTACAATGGTAACAGAGCAACTGGAGACAGTTCTTACGGAATTTTTCAGATCAACATGTTGGGTAACCTCGGAGTAGATCGTAAAGAAAAATTTAACTTGAAGTCAAACGAGTCGTTGTTTGACCCAACTAAAAATGCAGAGATAGCGTATTACATGACCAATGGCGGTACTGATTGGTCTGCTTGGAAGGGTTTAACCCCAAGAGCAATGGAATTTTATTTAAAATTTCCTGATAACTAGAAAGGGTATATAGTGAAGATACAATATGTGTCTACGTATATAAACCTTTCTCTAGAAGGCCTTGTTCCTAAGCTTTTATGCCCACAGGATCAAGGTCTTCTATTTTGTAATGGGGACGGGGAGTCTGAAGTATATCTTTACTGCTTAGAGTGTAAGTATAAGAATACTTTGGGTTTACAAAAGTATGACAATATAGTAAGATTAGTAGATGAACAAACAAAGTGATTTTGAGTCATCCATACTTTCTGAAACAGATGCTATGGGAAGAGAAATTTGGTGGACAGATGCAGGAAGACCCTCAGATACAGCAAAATAATCTGGAAGACAACCTTCCAATGGTTACCTACATAATGTTGCATAGGATTTATGACTTACTAAGCATTATAGCTAGTAAAGTTGCAGACTCCAAAGAAATAGAAAAGATGATACAATATCATGAGGCGGGATATTTATTAGGCCCAGTTCCGTCATTTAACCCAGGAGAAGAAAATGAATAAAGAAGACATCTTATCGTTTATGATAGAAGAATTTGAGGCATCAAATAAAATAGGAATGCTTAATGGCGGAATGTCAAATCAAGAAATAGAAGAAAAAACACTTGAATATCGACCATCAATATCTATTTTATTATCTCAAGTTTTAGACAAAATGTTTGAAAAAAATATATTGTAGATATTGCTTTTTAAAAATATTTTTTGTATTATAGAATTACGCTAGTTGAGTAAATCCTGGCGTATGCATGAAAATGCAAGTAAACCCCTGGATCCGCCTCCAGGGGTTTACACATGCTATAATATATATATAATGACCAGAGATTATTTTGCAAAATATATGATGAGTCCTAAATTTCAAGAGGATGAAAAGCTAAAAGCTGATCATAAGAGAGTTTGCCAAAGATGCCGTGATGGAATAGTAAAATTTTATTTTAAGAAAATTATCAATAGGGGGAAATAATGTTCTACGATAGAGAAGATTGCACTAAAGTTTCATTTTTTCCAGATGATTACGGAACGCCAAGCGGAGTTTTTGTCTTTAAAGGGTTTTACACTGACGAAGAGTGTAAGATAGTTGAGGATGCCTTAAAAGACTACCAATATGATCAAAAATATGAAGATACATTAATAAGCTGGTATGCAGATAAGCTGAGCCCACCTATTTTAGGATTACATAAGTTATGGGAAAAGGCAAGCGAAATGCTTTACCCAGAATATGTTATACACCCACAAAACAATGTGCTTGTTATAAGCGAACACATGAATCAGGGTATGTTTACTCATTCTGATTCTCCAGGCAAAGGCGAGTGCCACAGACTTTCTCAGGTTGACGTATGGAAGACATGTTGTGAGCTAGATTTTGGCCTAGTTGCTTACTTTGGAGACTTTGAAGGCGGAGAAATATTCTACGTAAACATTGATAAAGATGGTAATAAAAATCCAGCAGTAGGAGAAGAAAATAGGTTAACTATTAAGCCAGAAAGAGGAGACCTAATTGTGCATGGTGCATTTGATCCTCATACACATGGTGTTGAAAAAGTTACCAAGGGAGTACGTTATGCATTTTCAAACTTTGTTCTTAAAGCAGAAGATAATCCAGGAACTTTTCACAACTATAAGAGCCCAGAATATAATGTTCAGATAAAAGAAGCATACAACGGAGACTTTGAGCATTTTCAAAATGTATGGATGATGCCACTTAAACAGAATCCTCAGTTCACCCCAGAGCTAATTAAAAAATATCAAGCTTCTGGACTAGAGGGAGAAGCTTTGTCAGATATGTTTATGGGAGAATTTAAAGAGCATTAAACGCCATATAGTGCGAAAAAAGTGCGCCGCGAGAAGAAGCATATTCTAGTCAACTGTAACATATTGTTTCACATGAAACATTTTATCTGAAATACCCCTTATAAAGCCTCTAGAGGCTCTCTAAGCCTTTACTAGGCTTTTTGCCTACCCAAGGGCGGGAGAGGGCCAAAAAGTCCTTTTACGACGATATCCTTTATTGTCCCAAGTATAATCAATAAGACGTATATAGATCAAGGTATTATATAGACTCATCTTCGTCATCGACATCAAAGATATCTCTAATCCCGCCCATTTTTTTAATTTCGTATAGAAATATAAATACTGGAGCTAGTATTGCAGATATAATTAATACTGCAGAGTAATATTTTTTTCTCATACATCCCGTCTCTTTTCTAGTATATCTTTGTCTAAATCACTGATTACCTTTTCTCTTTGTGTTTCTTTATTTAAATCTTTTGGAATTGGTACATAAGGCAAATTCATAAAAATTAATGATCCCCTAGGAGTTAAAGGTGTTGTTTCATGCAAAGTCCACCCTCTCATATACAAAACATCTCCTGACTCTAATATAACTCTATGCTCTGTCTTGCTTTCATCATAAGGGTCTATTAGTAGCCATTCTACTTTACCAAAACAATTAATGTGAACTACGTCAGACTGGTCGTTGTGAAGAACAGCATGAACACTTTTATTATGTACGTCTCCTGTTTGCATAAGACTTAAGTAGTATGTATCGGTATTCCCATAAAGCTTAGATAATTCTTTTACCGTCATTGACCAATCAGGAAAGTATCTTAAATCATCATTTGATATATCCTCTCTTGTATTTCTTCTACAAGATTTATCAAAAGTTTCAAGAATTTCTTTATGGTAGTAGTTAGAGTAATTTAAAAAATCTTTTTCAGTAACCTGCCAATCTATGCCATTTTTTAAAACGTAAAATGGTAGATCTTGCAGCTTAGCTTCTAATATAGCTTGAACTATTTTATTCTTCATATATATCCTAGTCAACTGCTTTATTCTTAGACTCTATGTATTTCTTTAATCTAGGATGCTTTATTACAGGGTCACCTTCTTGGAAAAAATATCTAGGGTCATCTTTTAAATTTTTACGTGGTTGATCATCTCTTCTCCATATTTCCTGAGAACTCGATGATTCTAAATCAAACATTTTATTTGCATCAAGATAGTACTTTTTATTTATTTGTCCAGTAAAAGTTATTCTATTTCCACTAGTTATCTTACTAACTCCATGCACTATATTTACATCATGGATTACTAGGTCCCCCGCTTTTGGTTTGTATGCAAAGCTGTACTCTGGATAAAATATTTCTCCCCCTTCGTAATTGTCGTTTATGTATACTATGTAGGATAAATACGCCATATCTTTGTCAACCTTTTTTACATCTGAAGATTCATCAACCTCAATATCTCTTATAGCACATTCTACGTTGACCACATCTGTGTGTACTGCAACATCTTGACCAACTGATCTATAAACTAGATTTTTTATTTGAACTGGAAAAACATTCTTGGATTTTGTTATTTGAGAAAGTATATCGCCATATTCTTCAATAACGTCTGTTTCATAGAAACCAGGTTGAGTAAATTCATCAATGCATTTTTTTATAATAAACTCTATATCATTAATAAAATTATTGTATATCCAAACACCAGGTATTACTTGCTCGTGCAAGTCAATGTGCTGTGGTGTTTTATATGTCATCTATATATTATACTACTTCTATATTGTAGGGATACTGGGACTTGAACCCAGACTCTATTGTATATAAGACAAGTGCTTTCACCGTTAAGCTATATCCCCTAGTTTGTATTAAATTGCAGAATTATTCCGCATATACAAACTAGGATCGATATAACACCTACCCAAAGAAAAGTTTTCATTTCCCGCTCTTTATTAGCTTATTGATGCAACTAACGCAAAAGTTTTCTAGTACGCCTTTTGAGTTTAATCTCTCAACATATTTTGGTCTATCACAGAAGTTGCATTTCATGATCTTAGTATAGCATAATTCTAGTCAACTAGCATTTCAGATTCTACAAAATGTTAATATTTTTTTAATTTGTATGATACACATATTTGAAATGTCCGTTTTGTCTACATAGTCCGCACATAGGTTTAAGGGCTTGAGCGTGAGTGTGATGGACCTCACAAAAGTTTTTTGACGACACGCCCGAGAAACGGGCATAAATGTCAGTCCCCC